TTACTCAAGGTGCCCAAGCACTTCGAGCCGTTGCTCCCCCCGCTCGAAAACGCCGACCCACGCATCCCGCCGCTTGCCGGGAAAGACCTGCCGCATCGCCAGCGTGAAGCCATCGCAGCCGGCCGACCTGCTGGTCTCGAAATCGTCGGTGTGGAAGCTCGCTTCGCGCGCCAGGGTCACAGCAACCGACCGCATGGTGTAGCCAAAGAGATCGAGCAGCGGCTCCTGCAATACGGCGTCGACATTGCTGGACTGCACGTCGTCGATCACGGGGGCTTTGAATCGCATGGACTTGGACATCTTGTACTCCGGTGTGGTTGGTGTGATGACATGAACGCGCTGTTCAACACAGAAGCCAAGCGTCACCTCAGTTCAATCGCAATAAAGCCACTTCGGCTTCGCGACGTGCGGCAAGCCCCGGCAGCACCTTGCCGCCACCGTAGACCCAGCGGCGCAGCTCGCTTGCAGCAGCGGACCAGTCGCGCTGGTTGACCCGTCGCCGCAAGGTCGAGGTCTGCAACCGTCCCGCCCCCAGGTTGAAGGTGAAGTCCACAATGGCGGCGAGCCGGCCCTGGGGCTCGGCGGCAAGCACGGGGCAGTAGCGCAGCGTCGCGTTGAGCGCGGTCACGAGATCGGCCGCCAGATAGACTTCGGCCTGGGCCTGCGTGATGGGCGGGTGCGTCGGATCGCAGAGATGGCCGTAGCCGACAGTCCAAAACCCGGCAGGACAGACATACGGCTGAGCCCTGGTAGGGTCGACCCTCGCCACCCGATGGAATCCCTCGAAGCGTTTGGCGAGCGCGATGGCCGCTTGTGGCACCACCGTCACGGCCGCACCCGATCGAATACCCTACCCAAAAACCAGAAATTCAGCACCCCGGCCCACAGCGCCTGGTCGGCTTCGGTCCACGCCTGCACCGTTGCCGTACTCCACCCTGCCCCGGCCGTGAGTACCCCCGCAAAGGCTGCGGTCTTGGCAGCGCAATACAAGCCCATAAACCAGTAGGTGATCACCGGTCGCACGCTGATCGACAGTGCATCGACCCATGGCACGCCGGAGGTCTGGCCCTGCGCGGTGATGGAATCGCGCAGCGCTTCGATGGCACCGGTGTTCCACGCGGCGTCAGCGCTCGCACCGATCTCAGCCATGCGCTGCGCGCCGCGCAGCTTCTCGAACTCCAGCGCCTTGTCTTGCATGGCGAGCTCGTGGCCACGCTCACCCTTGCGGTCGATCCACTTCAAGATTTCAGGGGCGAGGCGGAAGGTCCCGCCCAACAGACCACCCAGGAGCGTCTCGATCATCGCGCCCCCTTGAACAGCTCGAACTTGATGACCGCCCCGGCGACCAGCGCCAGCACCAGGCCCGTGGTGATCATCCGGACCATGGTCTGCCAGGCGGTGCGCTTGGCCTCGTTGAAGGCATCCAGCAAGCCTCGCAGCTCGCGGATGTCGTTCGCAGCGTTCTCTCCATCGAGGCCCACTTCGGCCAGTGCCGCCCGCGCGCCGCTCTCGGCAACGCGCTCCAGCAACTCCTCGAATTCGGCCCGCGGCATGGTCACCATGCCGTCGGCCACCATCGGTGCGTTCATTGACGTGCTCCAAAAAAACAAAACCCGCCTCAAGGGCGGGTTCCAGTTGCAAAAGGGAAATAGCGATTCAGATTTCGATATCGACCGTCGGCAGCGTCGGCGCGGCACCGATGACCTCGTCGCCGCGCACAAACAGGCGCTCGCCCGGCTCACCGGCGCCGGTAGCGCGCACGAGCCCGCCGCCCAGCAGCTGGACGGTGACCGTGCCATCGTCGTGACGGGTCACCACCGTGCCGACCAGCAACGGGGCATCCGGCAGCAAGTCCTCGAACTGCCGCCACAGGTTGGGCATTGCGGGCTCCTACAGGTAGTGGCGCTCGACCTCGATGGTCTGGCGCACGGTCAGGGATTCGTTCCACTCGGCGGCGATGCTGGTGGCACGCACCAGGCCGCGCCAGTTCGCCCCGCCCTCGCCGACGGCGAGCAGCAGACCCGGATCGAGCAGGCCAAGCGAACTGAGCATCGGCAGTTCCAGCGTGACGACCGCCTGCCGGCCGACGTCGGCCAGGATCGAGCGACCCCGCTCGCGGGCAACATCGGCGTGGGTGATCAGCGCATCGACCACCGTCGGCGCGACCAGATCGCCAGCCGTACCGGCGCGGACCACGTGCCCGGTGACGCCCTGGCGCTCGCCGCAGACGTACACCGCGTTGAAGGTGGGCTTTTCTTGCCAGCGCAGATTCAACGTCTTGACCACGTCGATGGGCAGCGTCCGGTCGGGAACCTCGGTTGCCCAGTTCCAGGGCAGCATCGGATACCGGGACTTGGCCACCAGCGTCCGCAGTCGCGGATGGGCATTGACGTAGCCGCCCGCCGCTTCAGCGATGCGGCCGATCACCCCCATCGGGCTCAGGGACTGGTAACCCCAGTTGCCCTCCGGCACCAGCCAGTCCGGCAGCCGCCAATCGAGCGTGAAACCGGTCACCAGCCCCGCACGCGTCAGCTCCTGCTCGGCCAGTTGGCGTGCGGTGAAAGGTGCCGCCGGCACGAAGGACCGCTTTGGCGCATAGGGTTCGGCCAAGTACGCCGCAGTCGAGCGCCCCCGGATGTCGAGGCTCGCCTGGCCGAACTCGCGCCGCACGTCGAACCCCTCGACCAGCATCACCCAGGTCACGCCGTTGATCGTGATCTCGATCTCTACCGGGCCGGATGCGGTGGGCTCGACCATTTCCAGTGCCGCGTACGGCAGGCTGGCCGACAGTCCCCACGCCCACGAACCCTCGTCGATGGAGAGCCGAACGCTCTTGACGGGAATAGGCTCGCGGCCGGGCAGGCGCACGACATCAACGGAGTTGCTCACAAAATAGACTTTGAGGATGGGGACGCTGAAGACATCGGCGTTTGGCTGCCCGCACGGGTGGGCGCCGAAGTCGAGCCACAGCACGGGGCGCCACGCGAGGCCCTGGCGGGTCGCATGGCAGATGAAGTCGAGATCGGGGTGATACCTGGGCACCGGCTCGACCACGGGAGGGTCGACCGGCAGGTGCGACTCGCCTGGGCGCGGCTGACGGCCGACCTCCCACGGCAATGACCACCGGCCCGATTGCCAGCGTCCGGGTGAGAACCCGAATGCCTCGCGTAGTGCAAGCGGCACGGCGAGTTGCCATCCCTGCGACTGGCCCCGCGAACACGGCACCAGCCAGACGAACGGACTGAGCACGGTGCCGGACAAGGCCGCGCCCTCGCCCCACAGCAAGCCGAGCCCGCCATGCTGCGGTACCAGCTGATTGATGCGCTCTGCCGTTGAGGATGGCGCGGGCGCTGCGCCTTGCCACCGCACGCGGCTAGTGCTGCGGGCGCGCTGGTTGTCGCCGCCGGCCGACTGGACTGTGCCGGCCAGCGTCATGGTCGGTTGCCAAGGCATCGCCGCAGCGCTCCGCGCGCGCGCACTGTCGTCCCAGCCGCCCTGCAGGTCGGCGCCCTGGCGCTGCGCGCGTTGCCACGGCACCTGACCCCCGCCCTCGAGCTTGCGGCTCACCTGGTTGTCATAGGCCGCGCGGATGCGCGCCTTGGGCGGACCCAGCCGGACGCGCACCGTGGCACTGGCCGCCTCGGGGACCGCCTGCCGCGTGTCCCCGAAGTCGAGATCGGCACTGCCGCCGTTCGGAGGCTTCCACGCCCCCCGGAATTCGAGATCGACGGTCACGGCGCTATTCGATCAGTTCGGCCAGTTCCACGTTGACCGCGCCGCCGGCGAAGACCTGCAGCTTCGGCAGTTCGACCTCCGCCCCGCTGTCCGGCAGTCCCGCATCCAGATCCGCCACCCAGCGCCCGTCGCTGTCGCACAGCCGTGCCCAGGCCACGATGCCGGAGCGGCGGCACAGGGCCTGCCCGATCGGCGCGAACACGAGCCGGCCGCCCTCCAGGCTCCCCATGCACGGCTGCGGCAGGCGGACCTCAGCCAGCAGGACCTGTTCGGCGAGCGCCTGCCCGACATCGGGACGTGGCGCGGAATACAGGCGCAGCAGGCCGCCCGCGGTGCCGGCATCCAGCGCTTGGCCGATCACGACCAATCGGCTGTTCCGGACCGGTACGGACAAGGTGATCATGGATAAACCGTGGGCTCCGGATGGACCCAGTCAGCGATGACGGCGTTGAACTGGCGCACGTGGTCATGCGCCAGCACGAAGAAGTCGCGGCCGGTATCGAGATAGTCGAAGCGGTAGAAGCCATCGCTGCGGGACCAGGCGTCGGCGACCAGCAGGCCCGTCAGTGCGTCGAACAGGCGCACCCGGCGCGCGGCCGGGACACCCTCGATGCGCACACGCCCCTCGATACGCCCGTTGCCCCAGAAATCCAGGGTGCGCGAGGCGGGCAGCTCGCCGTGCCGCGTCGGCGAGACGCCCTCGTGCGGGGCCGGCGCACTGAGTGCCACGCCGTCCGGCACCTGCGGGCTTGGTGGCCCCGCGTCGCTCCGCGCGATCACGGAGGTCTCGTTGTACAGCACCCGCTGTGTGGGTGCGCCCGCGACCGCGCCTGGAAAGACCCGGCTGGCCGCACCAACGACCCTCGGGATTTCACCGGCCATGGATCAATCCCAGGGGCCGGTCAGATCGAAGGCCAGCCGCGCGTTGCCGTTGCTGGCTGCGCCGCCCACCACCAGCAGCTCGCGCTGCGTTCCATCGATCACGAAGCCGGGAAACTTCCAGGGCTCCGGCGCGGGAATCGACTGCAGCGGACACAGCAAGCCCGGCAGCCGGCCGCGCAGCGACGGCCCGGTCTGCTCCTGAATCATCAGTGGCATCACGTAGATGCCGTTGTCCGCCGGGTTCGGGTACGGCACAGCGGTAGCCCCCAGGCCCGTGCTACCACCGCCCGCCGGGGCACTGACCCATTGCGCGTTGATGCGGCCACCCAGCTGCGAATACCCGCGCGCCAGCCAGATGCCCGTGTTACCGACCCCCGTTCCGACCGAGTAGACGTTGTCCGTGACGAGGTTGCTGGAAGGTTCGGCCCAATTGATGTTCAGGTCGTAGTAGCCAGCGACCATCGTGTCGTAGGCATCGCCCGCCTTGAAGGATGGGTAGTCGCCAAAGAAGTACGGCGCGTAGCGGTTCGGGTAGCTCTCGCTCCAGTTCACCGCCAGCCAGAAGCGTTTGCTGTCGCCCACCAGCACCCAGGGGCGCGTGGTCGCGTTGTCGTTCTGCGCCTTGCGCCACATCGTCTCTGCCCGGCCCGTGCCGTTGTCGACGTCGTTGAGCACTTCCCACATCTGTGCCAGCACCGTGCGCGGGCCGCGCCCGTAGTTGCCGTCGCCCGCGAGCGGCGTCTCGTCGATGCGCAGGAACAGGCGATTGCTGGTCACGTCGCGCGACCGGTAGACCGCGCGGTCCTCCCCCGAGAACGGCATCTCCCACCCCAGCGGCGCGATCTTCGCGGTCAGGATCCCGGTGGCGCGCGCGGCCGCGTCGGCCGCAATATCGAACTGGAACGTGTTGGTGGTCACATTGCGGATGCGGTGCTCGCCGTTGTAGGCCGCCTCGTTGGCCCCCGCGATCAGCACGATGTCGTTCTCGCGGAAGCCGTGCCCAGCGTCCGCCGTGGCGGTCGCCATCGTGCCGTCGCGGGTGAGCGCGGTCAGCGTGCGCAGGTTGAAGCCGTTGCCGAGACAGGCGTTGAGCACGGCGATCAGGGTCCCGCGCTGGCCGCTCAGCTGCGGTGCACCGGTCTGGTTGGACTGGAAATACTTGATGGTCATGGAGATCAAAGTCAGCGATCGATGTCGCCGCGAATCTGGATCTGGAAGGCGTCGTTTGTCTGCGTGGCAGGTCCCTGCAGCGTTGTGCGCGCGATCCACACAGGGAAGTTGGCTGCGGCCGTGGAGAGGCGCAGCACGTTGCCGGCAGCCCACCCGGCCCCCCAGCCGCCCGCGCGCAGCGTGAAATACGGCGCATGGGTCTCGGGATTGATCGGCGCGAGATCCGTGGCGGTGTTGCCCACGGCGATCTGCCCCACCGACTCGCCGATCACGCGGAACTCGTTGGTGTTGGTAAAGATCAGCGCCCAGCGCTCTTCGATGGCGCCGCGATTGGTGACCGCGACCGGGTACACCGTCTCGTTGTACTGGGCGATGGTGTTGGCGCCGATGCGCACGTCCTTCCACTCGCCTGTCCACGTCTGCTGCGCGAACAGCGTGTGGGCACGGGCCTGCAGGTCGCCGATGATCAGTGCCGACGACACCCGCGAGTCGCGCGCGGGATAGTCGTGCGTGAGTGGCCGGGTGAGTGTCAGCACGCCGTTGATCTGCGTGTCCGAGACCAGGCCCATGTCTTCGATGCGGTGCTCGGCCACCAGCGGCTGCGCCAGGCCGGCGGGCGACGCCCGCAGCACCACCGTGCCTGCGTCGAGGTCGCCGGTGTAGAGGTCCGACGAGACCGGCTTGCCATTGGCATCCAGCACCCGTAGGGAGGACAGACGCACGCGGCCGACGTCCAGTGTGTCGCCAGCGCGCGCATTGGCCGGAAACGGCGTGGTCTCGGTGTGGTGCACCACGGCCACGTCCCCCGGCCGGAAGATCGGCACCTTGCCATCGAGCGGCAGCCGCACCGGATCGAGCCCGAGCACGTCAGCCGACAACGGCAGGTACGTGAAGGCCACCGCGTTAAAGCGCAGCGTGTCGGCCAGCACCGGCAGTGGCTGGAAGATCTGGCCGTTGCGCACGGCATCGGCGCTGTACCAGATCTCGCCTTCCCGGCCGGCTGCGGGCACGAAGCGCCCGAAGCGCACGCGCACCACGCCGGTCTGGTAGTCCACCGTGCCGAGCATGCCCGCTGCCGCGATGGTGCCGTCCGCGTTGGCGGTGGCCGTGATCTGGCCGCCGGTGAGCGGTACGGCGCGGATCTGCAGGCTACCTGGCCGCACCGGCGCCGCCGGCACGCGGAAGACCACCTCATCGACCGGCTGTCCACCGAGTTCGGTCAGCAGCGACTGCATCGACACCACGTTGCCCGCGCCCGGCTGCCAGACGGCGAGCAGCGCCCGGCCCGAGGCGTAGTCGATAGTGCCGGCCTGGGTGCCGGCCCCGGTGTTGGCGTTGATGTCGGTCACCAGCGCCCCCAGCCGGTCGACATACACCTTGCCGCCCAGGCCGAAGCGGAGGCTGCCGGGCACGATGGCTTCAGCGTAGTGGTCGGTCAGGTCGACCTCCAACTGCGCGAGCGCCACCGTCTCGGTGGCGGCATTTGCGGTGTCGGCGGCGCGGTAGCGAACCTTGACGTAGCCCGAGTCATCGATGGGCATCGCCGCGCCGGCTGGCTTGTATTCCCAGTGGCTGAAGGTGTTGCGGTAGACCGGGCGGCGCTCAGTGCCCTCCACTGTCCAGCCCAGCTGCTGCACGCTGTAGCGCGCGAACGGGATGTTGGCCGTGGTGTCGGGCCGGAAGGTGATGGTGCCGGTGGGATAGTCGATCCGGCCGACCACCGCAGCATCAAACGCGCCGCCGCCGGTGTCGCGTGCGATCTTGATCGGGTCGACGCGCTGCACCACCTGCATCTCGGCGGGCGTGCCCGAGATCGACTGGTAGTTCTCGATCAGCAGATTGAACTCGAGCTCGACCGTGTTCGGGCGGATGTCCGTCTGCGGCAGCCGGACCGTGACGGTGCCATCGGCGTTGCGCAGCGGGTGCGCGAAAGTGGCTTCCTGCGGCGGGCCCCACTCATAGTCGATGGTCAGGTCTGCGCCACCAGCGGGCAGCACGGCGGGCCGGAAGACCAGCTCGCCGCGCGCATAGCGCACGGTGCCGGATCCATCTCCCGTGATCACCCCGTGCCCGGCGTCGGTCGCCACGCGCTGGCGCGCGCCATCCGTCCACGTGATGCGCAAGGTGCCCGGCGCGATACCGGGATGTGCCACGGTGTGTCGCACTGTAGGCGGTTCCACCGGCGCCGCGACCCGGTTGAAGTAGCTGGCCGCGCTACCCCAGGCGAAGAGGATGGCCGTATTGGCGTCTGGCAGCGCGCCGGTCGTCAGGATCACCGAGCCGGTCACATAGTCCAGCGTCCCTGCCCCGAAGGACGAATCGGTCCCCCTGATCGCCCCGTCGCCCTGATCGCGCAGGTCGTACCACTTGCCCTGGGCCATGTAGGAGATGATCAGCGCGCCGGGCTTCGGGGGCGGTGACAGCGTGATGGTGTAGGCGTAGCCGCGGTTCTCCTGGGCGATGGCGATCGCGGCGGTGTCTGCCACGCGGGTGGGGGCACCCGCCGGCCGGAAGCTGACCTGGAAATCGCCGCCGTATCCCGGCGTGCCGTCCTTGAAGGCCACCAGACCCCGGGCGTAGTCGACCGTGCCGATGGTGGCCGTACCCGACTTGAGTTGGCCTGCCGCATCGGTGAACGTGTAGCCGCCACCGGCAATGCGCAGGCTACCCGGCACCAGCGGATTGCCCAGGTAGAGGTTGCGGCCGCTGGCGACCTGGCCGTTGGCCGTGTAGGTCAGCACACCGCTGCCGCTCTCCAGCAGCGGTACCGCCTGGCCGGCGGCGTTCAGGTCCACCAGCGGCGTCTCCGACTGGGCGGACGGCACGAGTTGTCCGAACAGGCCCGGCACCTGCACGCGCAGGTCCCCCACCCGTGCCTCGGTCACGGTGGGGGCGATGCCGTAGTAGACCGCGGCGTTGGCGACGATCGTGTCGCGCACCACGGCCTTGGCCGAGACGTCGTCCCGGTTGGATGGCGCTGGCCCCTCGAAGTCGTAGCGCAGCGGATCAGAAATCTCGCAGGTCGCGACGATCGCCGCGAACTTGACGGTGCCGCCGCCCTCGCTGACGGTGAACTCGCGTTCGGTGGTGGTGATTCGCGTGACCCGTACGTACTGCTCAATCTCGGTCGGCTTGGCCTCGTCCTGCACCAGCACCAGCGCCTGCCCCACGCGCGGCAAGGCGTCGGCGGGCTTGAGCAGCAGCGTGATGGCGCGCTGGCCGGTGAGCTGGCGCTCCAGCAGCTGGCCGGGCCATTTGACGCCGCGTGCGAGATACCGCTCGACGCGGTCCTTGGCGGCATCGCGCCGGTCGGTCCATGATTTGGTGGTGAAGAGCGTGACCGAGACGCGCGGGTCGGTTGGCGCCTCAGCGAGGATCGCGTGGGCGCCGTAGTAGGAATCGGTCGAATCGGTCAGCACCCCGACAAAGGACTTGCGCAGCGACACGCGCCCGTAGGTACGGTCGAGCTCGGAGATGTCGGGGAACAGGTTGTTCGACTGGCCGTCGATCACGACGTGGCCGGTCATACGACCGCCGCCGTCGGGGGTGTCGAGCAGGCGCTCGGCGGCGAGCAGCTTCACGTCGCCGGAAAGAATCGGCATTCAGATCTCCATCAGACGGAGGGTCAATCGGTAAAAGTCGGCGTCGCGCCGGGCCGGGAAACCGGTCACCGGCTCGGCCTCGATGGCGGTTTCGTGATGGCGAAACGCGACGGTGAAGACGCGGCCATCGGTGTGGGTCAGTTCGAATTGCCGAGCGGGTGTCGCCGCCCACGCGTACAGCGTGTTCACCGTCGCGCGGGTCACCCAGGCCATGTCGGCGGCACCCACCAGCGTGATGGGCCGCCCCTTCTGGCGGGCAGCCGACTCGACCAGCAGCGCGCCGGTCAGCAGGTACGACACTGCCGCCACGGCGGGCGTCCAGGCGTGTTCGTCCGCCCATAGCAGGTCATCGGGCAGCGCGAGGACCGCGCCGTCCGCCAGGTTCTTCAATTGCATCGGAGTTACAGCGCCCGGGATTGGGCTTCTTTGAGAAGTTCGAGTAGCCGCGCTTCATCGCGGGCATCGATGGTGGCGGCGACCGTCCGGCCGCCGGAGGCCAGTTCCACACGGATGGTGCGGGCCGGCGCCACCTCTGCCGCGTAGGCGGGCACCGGCGCACGCATGGAGGTGGCCAGCACCTGCGACAGCGCCGCCGCAGGATCCGCCCCTTTCCAGGCACCAGACACCGCTTGCGACGCCCGGGCTGCCATCCCCGCCAGCGGCTGGACGAGCCCGCCGGTGGCGTAGCCCCGGACTGTGCTCGCCAGCGCGCGCGCCGGCAGCGCCAGGTTGTTGATGGCATCGAAGAAGGCCACGCCGTGGCGCTCCACCGCCTGCCGGTTCACCACGTACTCGCCGGGCGTCAGCATGGCGGGCACCGTGTCGGAAGGTGCCACGCCGCCGTCCCGATAGAACTCGCCCTGGTACTGCTCCATGTAGTCGAGCAGGTCGCGCTCCAAATCCTTGCCCCACAGCATCGGCTGGGCCATGGCCTGGCGCCAGGTCGTCTTGATCCGCTCCAGCGTCTGCCGCTCGGCGGTGGTCAGCTGCTTGCGCTCGGCCAGCGCATCGAGCGACTGCCGGTCACGCTCGGCCTGCCGGCCATAGTTCGTCATCGTGCGCGAGCGCATGTCCGAACTGACCCAGGCGCCGCCCTGGTGCTGCGCCCAGGAGGCGTAGTCGCCCATGCCCTGCAGGCCGAGGTCGATCATCTTGCGGGCCTCGACCACGTCGCGATTGCGCTTGCCTCCGCCCGGCTGGCCGCCACCCCGTCCCCCGAACAGCACCGCCCCGCCGGTGGCGAAGCGCGCCACGCCGTTGGCTAGCTGCGCCAGCGTCCCGGCGCCGTACTTGCGCACGGCGGCCTTGCGGATCACGAAGGCGCCGGCGTCCAGCGTGCGCGGCACCGTGTCCTGGTCGCCCGTGCCTGGCACCGAACCGCCGGTCATGCGCGGAAAGGCGGGCGCGACCTGTCCGCCCTCGGCGAACTGCTGCACGCCGCCGCCGACCACACCGCCTGCGGCATTCGCCTCCACCCGGCGCACGGCAATGGTGTGCGTGCTGGACGTATTCATGCCATTCAGACTCTGCACCTCGACGCGCACCGCATCGACATTGCTGGCGACACGGTGGCGCGACTCGGTCTGCACGCGGTCCAGTGCCCGCAACATGCTGTCGACGTTGGCGATCGCAGCACGCGCCTTCTCGGTGGCGACGCGCAGCTCCAGCTGTGAATTCTCTCGGGCGTAGGCGTTGAGCTTGTCCAGCGAGGCGAGTGCCTTGGACACGTCGGCATCGACCGGCAGGGTCCTGCCTTCCTTGAGCCGCTGCTCGTAGTCCTGCAGCGTCTTCTCGGCCTGCTCCAGATCCGCCTTGATGACCACCAACCGCTCGCGCTCGACCAGTGCCTTGTCGAGGTCGGCGATGGCCTTGTCGAAGCGCTGAGTGTCCGCATCGATGGTGACCTTGAGCCCCTGCTGCAGCTTGGCCGTCAGCTGGGCGATCTGGCTGTCGGTCTGGGCCAGCGTTTGCTGGATGTCCTGCCGGGCCGATACCGCCGACTGCGCGGCGCGCTGGTGCGCCTGGGCCTCCGCATCCAGTGTTTGATTGAGGATCGCCTGCGAATCGCGGATGCGGCCGATGGCTTCGTTGACAGCGGCCTTGCCCCGCACCGCCTGGGCGTCGGCGTTCGCCGCCTGCTGTGCTGATCGGGCGCGCAGCTCGTCCGCCTGCCGTGTCAGGGCTTCGGCCTGCGCATACTCCCGGCGGCCGGTTGCCTCCCGAGCCTGGGCTTCCAGCTGAGCCACCTGCGTCACCGCCGCTTCCGACTGCTTGCGTGCGTCCTCGGCACGCTTGGCCTCGCCGGACTGTGCGCTGGCGACCTGGGCGGCCAAGTCCATGGCCTTGCTGGCGCGCTGGCGGGCCTGGTCGAACTCACCGTCGGCCAATGCGGCACGAGCACTGGCTTGGTACTCAGCGATCTGGCGCTTGCGGTCCTCCTGGGCCTCGTAGTCCGATAGCCCCGCGCGGCGAATGTCGCGGATGCGCTCCTCGGTCGACATCGACAGCTGCCGCTTCTCGTCCTCAATGCGCCGGATCTCGGTCAGGTGCCGATTGGCCTCGGCGTTGAGTGCGTCGATGTGCTGGCGGTATTCGGAGGCCGCCTGGGTCAGTGTCTGCCGCCGGGTGGCCAGAATCTCGTTCTCGACCCGCTGCACGTTGGCTGCGCGCTCGGCCTCGGTCTTGCCTTCGCGAGCCACGGCATCGACGCGGGCGCGGGACTCGTCATCGATCAGCTTCAACGCCTCGGTCGCGGCCTGCTGGCGCAACGCCGTCTGCTGCGTGAGGGCCCCGACCAGCAGTTGGGTCGATGTGGCGATCTGCACCGCCTGCGCCTGGCCCGAGCGCTCCAGCGCCGACAGTTCCTGCTGGTAGCGCGCCTTGACCGCCTCGACCTGGCGCTGCAGGTGGCCATCGATGATGGAGGTGAGCCCCTTGTACGCCTCGGCCATCCTGGCGGTGGCGTCGTTCACCGTGGAGCTCGCCTTGGAAACCGCCTGCTCGACCTCGCCGATCCGCGACTTGAGTTTCTCCAGGGCCGTGTGGACCGCCTCGGCGCCGCGGCCCACCGCCTCCTGCGTGCCCTGGCGCACCGCCTCCAGGCGCTTGGCGATCTCCTCGGCGGCACCGGCTGCCGCGTTCATCGCGCCCTTGGCCGCGTCGGTCCCCCGGCCGGCGTCGGCAACCATCTGCGCGAAAATCCGGTTCATGTCGCCCAGCCGCGCCTGGTGCCGCTGGGTCGCCTCGGCGATGGTGTCGGACGTGAAGATGGCGGCGAACACCTCCCAGTGAAAGCGCAGCTCCTCGACCGACCGGATCAGCACCTCGACCATGAGGATGCCGGCGCGACGCACGGTCTCGAACTTCTCCGACAACCAGGTGCCGATCTCCCAGCCGACGAGGAACGCGCCCAGCGTGGCGAAACCGGTCCTGAGCATGCCCACGCTGGCAATGGCAGCCGACACCGACAGGTTGGCGGTCGCCCAGGCGGCGGAGGTAGCACTGGCTGCGGTGACGGCAGCGGCGCCTGCAGTCTGCCACGCAGTGATCAGCGCAGGGATCAGCCGGTAGACGAGCACCGCCAGCCCGACTTCGGCGATGCGCGTGAGCCAGCGCATCACCGTGTCGAGGTTCTGCGCGAGCCACGTCAGTGCCTCGGACAGCTTGGCACTGAAGCCGGTGGCCTGGTCGATCCGGTTGATGTACTGCCCGAACGCATTGCGCAACCGCTCGAACGCCTGGCTGACGGTTGCCGGCAGCTGGGCGTATTCGGTGGCGAGCTTGCTCTTCTGGGACAGCAGCGCATTGACGACTACATCGGCCGTCAGCCGCCCCTCCTCGGCCATCTTGCGCAGCCGGCCGATCGGAACGTTGAGGCCATCGGCCAGGGCCTGTGCGAGGCGGGGGCTGTTCTCGACAACGGAGTTGAACTCCTCGCCGCGCAACACGCCTGCCGCCAGTGCCTGGCCGAACTGCAGCAGCGCCGATTGCGTCTCGTTGGCCGAGGCGCCGGAGATGCGCAGCGCCTGCGAGATGCTCTCCGTGATGGTGAGCGCCTGCTGCTGCTCGCCGCCGAGCATGCGCACCGCCTGCTGCAACTTGCCGTACAGCGTGGCGGTCTCCTGAATCGGCACGCCGATGCGCTGAGCAATATCGAACAGTGCGGTCTGCGCGGCGGTGAATTCGCGCTGGCCGGCGGTAGCAAGCTTGAGGCGCGCGGCCATCATGTTCCAAGCGTCGGCGACCTGCACGATCTCCTGCACCTTGCCGGCGGCCCAGTTGATCGACAGAAAAGCCAGCACCTGGGTCCTGGCTGCGGTGACCTGTTCGCCGATGACGGACACTCCCGCCTTGACCTGGGCGAGGCCCGCCGCGGCCTTGTCGCCTGATGTCTTGGCGGATGCTGCCAGTTCTCCCAAGCTGCGCTCGGCCGATGTGATAGCGCGTTTGAGGCCCTCGTCGGCACCATCGAGGGCGACAAGAATGGAGATGCGTTGGGACATGCGTTGGCGTTTCGTTTATAGTGACGACAAATCTGACCTGTCAGGTCATAATTCATTGATCCATGAAAGGAGGCCCACTATGCAAAGCTGGCAAATGCAGGCCGCCAAGGCGCGGTTTTCCGATGTCGTGAAGCGGGCAGCAGACGACGGCCCGCAGGAAATCACCGTGCATGGCCGCCCGGTGGCGGTAGTGATCTCGCGCGCACTGTTCGATCGCTTGAGCGGCAGCGGTGAGTCACTGGTCAGCTTCATGCGCCAATCCCCGCTGGCCGATCAGGACGATGTCGTTTTTGAGCGCGAGCGCAGCCTGCCGCGCGAGGTCGAGTTTTGAGTTACCTGATCGACACCAATGTCCTGTCCGAATTGCGTCGCAAAGCGCCCGATGCGCGCGTGGCGGCCTGGATGCAGGACCGCCCGCGCCAGTCGCTCTACCTGAGCGTGCTGACCCTGGGCGAGATTCGCAAAGGTATCGAGCGGCTGGAGGACGCGGTACGCCGCCAGAACCTGATTGACTGGCTCGAAGTGGAACTGCCGAACTACTTTCTCGGCCGATTGCTCGACATCGATGCACATACTGCGGACCGCTGGGGCCGGTTGATGTCCTCGGCTGGCCGCCCCCTGCCCGCCATTGACGGCCTGCTGGCCGCGACCGCCCTGCAACACGACCTCACGCTGGTCACGCGCAACACCAAAGATTTCGCGGGGCTCGACATCCAGCTCATCAACCCCTGGGAAGCCTGAGCGTTCAACGCTTGCATCGGATTCGGAATCCACGACTCAATCCAGTCCGTCTTTCTACGAAGACGTTGTGGTTACAGCCACGCCATTACTGATTCGATGAATGCTTGCGCCGCCGAAGCGCAGATGGCGTTGCCATAGGCGCGCAGGCGTCCCACTCGGGCGGGAGCCCCATGAGCCAGCGGGAATGCGCCGGGTTCAACTGGCCGCCAGCGTCCATCCCGGCACAGGAGCCAGTCAGCATCTCGCCACAGGCCATTTGTCGGGCCGGGCCCGGAAGCAACGTGAATGCCTGCTCGCTCAACGGCTTGCCGCGGGTCTGTTCCGCTCGCTGCGCCAGGAACTCGGGCGAGCCGCTGGCCGAGTGCCAGTCCCTCGCGTTCGGCGTGGCCCAGCCCGAGACCAATGCCACCGTCTTCCGGCTGCTGTCGTTGTTGCCCGCAGCGTTGTTGCCGTTCTGCGCCGGTGTACCCGCCATTGGTGTCGGCCAGCCCGCCAACGACGCACAGCCCGGAAGGCGATCGATTCCCTGCGAAGGGCCGCCCTTCGGTCCGTCCTGCTGGCAGGGAGTGGGCCAGCCTGCCATTTGTGCGACCAAGCTCAAATCCGTCAGGATTGCTCCCATCTTCGCTCCCTTCGCGATTGATCTCAGCTTTCGCGCGACGAACTGCTCGGGAGTACCGCCGGCTTCGCGAGCCGTCGGCGTAGGCCACCCAGTAGAGCCGGTCCCGGATGTGCGGGGCACCGACGCCCGCAGCCGGAAACGGGACCGCCCCGAAGGCGTGACCCACGGCCTCCATGTCATCTTGTACAAGGTCGATCCAAGTGTCCGCGTTGTTGCTCGCAACCTGCTCTCCAAGAACAACTGCAGGTCGGCACTCGCTGATGAGGTGGTACCAGGCTGGCCACAAGTGCCGCTCGTCAGCAAACGCAAGTCCTTTGCCTGCCTGGGAGAAAGGCTGGCACGGACAGGAGCCGGTCCAGACGAGCCGGTCATCTGGCCAGCCTGCGCGGCGCAGTGCCAAGGACCAGACGCCGACACCTGCAAAGAAGTGGTGCTGCTTGTAGCCCCGGAGGTCTTCGGGTCGCACATCTTGAATGTCTCTTTCGTCTACGTCGCCCGGCGCGATGTGGCCGGCTGCGATCAGGTTGCGCAGCCATGCGGCTGCATACGGATCGATCTCGTTGTAATAGGCGCCCATGTCCCTGCTACTCACAAAGGCCATAGGCGGAAGAACAGGCTGTGGGCTCGGCCAGGCCAGCCAGCAGGTCGTAGTTGTCCGTGTCGAGGGTGGTCGTAATGGTTGTTTTCATGGTCTGGCCTCTGAAAAGATCAGTCGTGCAGGCATCAGCCCGCAGCGCGGTGCTTCAGTGCAGCGGCGGGCCGATAGGTGCGGTCAGGGACGCGAGCGCGCTTGCGGCGGCGGTGACTACTGCGCGCAAATTGGCGAGGCGTGACCTCGTGATGTGTGGTCAGACGCGGGAAGCAGTGGCCCACTGCGCGTCCGAATTGGTGACTGCGGACGTGCCCGCATGTCAGTTATTTGCGGGCGGTCTCGTTTGTCGATATTCGACGTCTTTGCACAGCAAATGGCCGGCTAAGCCCGTTAGCAGCCCCCTTCAGGGCGACGGGGATTGAGATACGTTGTGACATCACTATTTCGGGCCAAATGCGAAACCTTCGCGCCCGGCGCAAAACCGTTGCCCGATCTCACCTAAGCTGCCCGCAGAAATGGGGAGCTACATTGCTTGGCTCTCCCTGTGCTAGTGCGCGGCAAAACGTAGCGCATACCTACGACGATTCGAGACGATATGAAGGTCAGTAGCGCAAACGCAGGCGTACCCGCCAGTTCGGCAGACAACACTAGCGCGCGCCCCTCGCAGACGAATGCGGACACAACCCCATTGGGCCGCCGCCGCAGGGCACCGGATGATGCACCGGGCAGCCCTCCTGCGCGCAGACAGCGGCAAGACTCTCCAGAAGACTCCGCGCAAACCATGTTCCGCCGAGCTGGCATGACTTCGCTGCCGCCATCCCCGGCTACTTCTGAACATGTGCCACTCCTAGACAATCGGCCGACGCTCGAACGGATGGGTGTGGATCATCCTTTGCCGGGGCGCACGTGGTACGAGACCGGGCACACCACTGCATCGCTTGCTGATCGAACTTCCACCGCATCTGCGGCCCAGGTGGCCAGCTCGTCACGGAGTGCTGGTCCCGCAACAGCCGCAAGGCCCCAGCCCACGCGTACATCGGCTGGCCAGCAAGCAACCGTGGGCCGGTTGCGGACTCAGGTCACGGGATTCCTCAGCGGCGCACTGGGAAAACTGCAAGCTCTGAGCGCACAGAACATGGATCCAGAGTTGGCTCAATTCCGCGTTCTGGACGTGGACCGGGCGATCATGCCGCTGCTGATCGTTGCCGAAAACGCTCGCAATCCGGGACTCAATCTCGTGCCCCTGCATATGGATATGGCCGAAGACGAGGAGGTGCGCACCCAACCTCCAATGGCGGGGTCGCGACACATCGCTGAGTTCGTTGCGTCGGCCCGACCTGGACGGTACCGCGCGGTTATCGACGACGGTTCTCACACCAGAGCCGCAGATATTCGCAAGGACGCCTCTGGTACGAGCGTGATCGTTGTCGATCCCCTCCGAAAGGAAAAAGATGAAAGCGCGTACGTCGATTACGCCGACAACGTGAATATGGAATTCGGAGAGCATGCGAAATGCGCGTTCATCCCGGTCGACATTCAGAAGTCCTTCTTCGATTGCCGGATACTCTCCCTGTCACTTGCACTCAAGATGCATGACAAGGACGACGCGTTTGCCGCATTCCACGAGACGCTGAGAAATGGTGGCGATCCCTCACACCACGTGTCCCGCGCCCAACAGACGGAGGAACTTGGCGCTACCCTTGTGCTTGATGGTGCGCCACTGGTCGACGCCCGTATGATGAAACATGGTCAAGCCGCAAGCTCTGTCTCTCGGTATCTCGGAAACCATCCCGAGCAGTCAACCGTACCTGTCAATAAGCGCAATGAAACCTTGGGCGAGCGAACAACCCGCCATCTCGTCAAACGCAAGGTGCGCAACCGCGCTGATTCCGAAGGCCGCGTGACGAGCGGAGAAACGAAGGAGATCACGTTCAGCAACTCCGTCGAGCAAAAGCGGATTGCGCTGCTTAACCGAGCCGCTTCCTATGTGAATTCAGCGCCGCCGCCTGTTGTAATGCGTATGGCAAAACTGCTGCAGGATTCCCTATTGGATACCAACTGAAATCACGCTGGTCGGTCGGCGATTTTAAAAAATCGACAACAACTCACAAACCAGCTTCGGATTTGCCAAAGTGGCATTAGAATTCCGGTGTCCGGGTCCACACGACTGATCGTGCTTTTTTGCATATGAGGCATGAGCGCTGGCCCGGTTATTTCCACAAGAACGATCTTTCCGGAAGAAACCACATGGCAACCTACAAAGACCTGCTTTCGCAAAAAGCAAAACTCGAAGAACAACTCGAAGCCGCTCGCCAGAAGGAACTGGCTGAGATCACCGCGCAAGTGCGGCAGGTCGTGCAGGAATACGGCCTGACCGCCGAGGACATCGGCCTGGCGCCGAAGCGTGGTGGCAAGCGCGCGCCCAAGGCGGCACCAGTGCCCAAGTACCGTGATCCCAAGACCGGCGCCACGTGGACCGGCCGCGGCCGCGCCCCGGCCTGGATCGGCAAGAACCGCGACAAATATCTGATCGCCTGATTCACCGGCAGGCGTCGCCTGCCGCCACGAGGCGCACACCGGTCAGCCCAACTGCCGGATGCGTGCCTCGATGGCGGTGGTCAAGCGCGGAATGCGCCGCGCCACCACCTGCTCGATGTCGAGCCGCTTTCTGAGCACCACCCTCGGCACCAGCACCGCAATCGGGACGTCCGCGCCACGCTTGATGCGCTTGACGCCTTCGGCCTTGCGGTAGCGGCGCTTGAAGCCCGCCAGCGGCCGGTCGTGCTCCCCGATGTTCTCGGCCATCAGCACCACGTTCCCCCGGTCGTTCTTCACGAAGTACGCGTTGCCGCCCCGCATCAGCTCGGCGATCTGCGCCTTGAAACGCTTCCTGCCGACCCGCCCATAGAGCGGAATCAGCAGCCGGCCACCGATCACACCACCCCGCTCGTGGATGGCTGACCACGGCACACGCGACCCCACATAGAGCGCCGGCAGGCGCTTCGGATCCTTGTCCAGCACCTTGGCCGTGAAGCCCTTGAGGAAGGACTTCTTGACCACCCGCATCTGGCCCGCAACGTGATCGCGCATGTCCTGCTTGAGCGCGGCAGCCTCACCAGCCATGGCTTGCGCAACCGCCTTCTTCACCTTGGGACGGAAGTCCCCCGCCCAGCGGCGAAGCTGGGCCTGCGCTGCAGCGCTATCGATTCGAACGGAAATGCGCATGGCTGCTTGCCTTGTCGTTGAGCTGGTCGAGCGTGCGCTCAAGGTTGCGCGCGTCGCCCCGCGTACCGATGGCGATCAGCGACAGCAGCCGGGCGTCGCGCGCCGCCTCCGCACGCACGGCTGCCCCCAAAAAGCCGCGCACCTGGGCCAGGGTGTAGCCGAGGATGTCGGGCAACCGGTGGCCGTGATCGATCAAGCGCTGGATGGCGTCGAACCAGACGCCGCCGCCTGCGTCACCCGTGCGAACAGGCCGTCGAGCCTCGGCAGCACCGTCCGGGTAAAAAAATCCGCGTTCACCTCGACCACCTTGGCCGCCAGCAGGATCGCCTCGTCGGCTGCCAGCGCATCGACCCACGCACGGGGCTTGTCCACCGCGATGGCGACGGCCTGCAGCAGATCGTCGCCACGCTCGATGAAGAGCTCGAGCCAGTCGATTGAGGGCGCCTTGAGTTGCTGCAGCGTCGGCGAGATCGCGCGCAGGAAGGCCGGCAGCCGGCCAACCTTGAGCGGCTGGATGGCGAGCGTCTCGCCGCCCACGGCAAGTTCGGCCGGCTGCGGGATCAGCTTGTCCAGATCGTCCATGGCGGGCCTCACAGTTGCACGATCCTGCCAAATTGGCCAAGGACCGCGTCGAACGGCTTGGTCGGATCCGCCAGCAGCGAGCCCTCCATCTCGAACTTGTTGTACTCGTCCGAGATGAGCGACAGTTCCTTGAGCGGATCGAATGCCACCCGGTACAGCTCGACCAGCACCTTGGCGTTGCCCTGGGCGGTGTTCAGGCCCTCCAGGCGCAGGTACCGCTCGGGCAGCGGCTGGGTAAAGATGCCGATCTCGGTGGCAATGCCATAGGCGTAGCTCGCCTTGAACGGCCTCACGTAGGGTGTCGGCGGCGTGCCACCGTCGTCCAGGCGCAGGAACTGGATCGACCCGAAGTCCAGATCGCCGGTGTAGTCGACACCGGTCGCCAGCGTCGCCGGCTTGGCGGCACTGTCCTTGATCACCAGCTTCGACACCTTCGGGTGGGCCAGGAAGTAGCGGTCGCCCACCAGCGGCTCCGCAACGCCGACCGGCTCGTCGTTGACCGCGCCACCATCGCCGGTGACGTGGTTGCCGTACAGGGCCAGGGCGAGGTTGTCTTTGGTGAACTCCTCGATGGTGAGATTCAGGGTGGCCGACTTCTGCTTGACCATCCGGTGGTCCAGCGTGCGCTGGCCGGACTGGCTCTCGTAGTGCTCCAGCACGTCGGTCTTGAGGGACAGCTTCAGCTCGGCCACGTTGCCGGGCGAGCGGACCTCGTAGGGCACGCCCGCGGCATCGCGCTTGCCGAGGTAGACGCGCCCCTGGAAGGAGGCGTAGGTACTCATGGTTGGGGGAATTTCCTTGCGTGACGCAGAAATGGGTACGGGGGTGAGAGCGGCCCGGACGGGCCTCTCGAAGTGCGGCTGTCTCGCCCGAGTTGGCGAGCGAATCGGCGGTCAGATGGCCGTCAGGCGGGGGTCGCCAGATCGGCGGCCAGGGTCCGGTAGGTGATGCGGTAGCGCGCCGGAATGGCCGCCGCCACGGCGTCGGCGTCCTCGACGTCCCACTCGCAGTCCAGCTCGTGGATGCCAAGCGCCAGGCCACCGCAATTCACGTTGGCCATCAGCGCAGCGTGGGCGGCGGTCAGCAGCGCATCGGCTGCCGTCTCCGGCGCGGCGGGCGGCACCGCGCGGGCCAGCGCCGTCACCCGCACGGTCAGTTCGCGCGTGACCCGGTCGTTGGCCCGGCTGGCGATCGCATCGCTCTCCGGATACACCACCAGCGCCGGGCACTGCTCCCGCGCGATGGCGACGGCGGGAGACCGGTGCAGCGTGGCGCCCAGCGCCTGGACCGGCACCCGGACGGCCGCCATCACCGCGAGCAGGATCCGCTCACGGACGGAGTTGACTGCCATCGGTGTTACAGGCGGGTGAGCTTGGCGCGGATTTCGGAGCCGTCGCCGACCGCGCGCAGATCGCGCACATGGAAGACCCCACCGGCGATCTCGACCGTCTCGCGGGGGCCCAGCCCCGCAAAGATCGTGGCGGGATAGGACATCACGTACTCGGTGCTGACCGTCAGGCCATCGAGCAGCGTCTCGTCAGGCGCCGCAAAGCCGACCATGTTGGTGCGCGGCGGGCCGCCGTCGGACGGCCGCCAGACGCACTCCTTCAGGAGCCCCGCATTGGCGGCAGCTTCGTATAGGGTTGTCACGATGTCCATGGTCACCCCATCGTCAGCTTGACCAGCACACCCGGACGCAGACACATCGGCAGCGGGTTGGACTGGGTGTGCACATCGGTGCCCCGGCCGAACTGGCGTGGCTCCTGCTTGGCGTACAGCGGCTGGCCCAGCGTGTTGACGGTCTCGTTGAAGTCGGCCGGTGCGAAGTACGTGCCGAAGGTGTCGATGGTGCCCACCGGGAAGACGTGGGCCTCGCCAGGTTTGATGAAGCTGCGCACCTCGCCGGCCGCGTCGGACGCCTTGCCCCGGTACTCCTCAAAGGTGATGCCGCCGAACTCGAAGCCGGCACGCACGTCGTTGATCAGCATGATCCCTTCACGCCAGCGCGAATAAGCCTCCTTGACGCTTTTGTGGCTGATCAGCGCTTTGAAGAAATCGGTCGAGCACAGGCAGTGCGCGCCGGTCATGACCTCGCCGAGCAGGGAATCCTCGATCATGCCGAGCACGTCCGTGCATTTGTTCCTGATCTCGGTCTTGTCGACGCCCAGCTCGAAGTTCACCACCTTCTGCTGGATGCGGAACTCCTCGAACAGGTTGTAGAGGGTCGAGCCGTCCGCATCGAGGATCTCGCCCTTGAGCGCGCCCATGCGCAGGTGTTCCAGCGTGATGGCGTGCTTGTTGCGCATCGTATCCAGGCGCTCGGCCATCACGTTCGACACGGATTCCAGTTCGGTCTCCGAGCCGAAGCCACGCAGCCCCTGCACGGCTTCGGGCAGCACCACGTCGTCGTGCGGGATGTGGGGGATGACGAACGAGCGCACGTTGCGCCGGCCCCGCGTGCCGACCGTGCCGGGCGAACCTGGCGGCAGCGTCGGCAGCAGCGTCAGTACACCCTCGCGCTGCTCCACGATGATCTGGCGCGTGCGCACAGGCTTCGGCGCAAAGAGGTTCATCGCCTCCAGCTTGCCGTACCGGTTCGGGATCAGGTTGATGGCCGCCGTCATCGAGGCCATCTCGAAGGCGGGATTGGTGAATGGATTCTGCATGGTCGATCAGGCTCCGACGCGCACCAGGACGCCCAGTGCCTTGAGTTGAGAGATCGCGGCGTGCTGCTCGACGGCGGCGATGCCGGCGGGCCACTGCAGCGCGTGGGAGGCGACGATGGCGTGGCGCGCGACCATCAGGCCGTCGTCACGGTCGGCCAGGTGGGCGTCGCACGCCTGCATCAGCACACCAGCGGCGTACTGGCTGCCATCGGTGGCGGACGGGTCGAGCTGCTTGACCTTGCCCGTGGCGGTCACCATGCCGAGCACGGTGCCGAGCACCAGGCTCTGGCCGGCGGCCACGGTGACGCGCTCGCGCGAGTACAGATTGGGCGCCTCGTACTTGAGGAGGTCGCCCAGGTTCAGTGGTTCTTGAAGAACAGCCATGTGGTTTGGTTACTGGATGCCCAGGCGCTTCTTGACGGCCTGGAGCAACGGGTTACGGGGAGAGGCCGGGTGGCTGGCATCGGCAGAGACCGCCTGCGCGTGCGGATCGATACGGCTGGCGATCTCGGGCGACGCCTCGGCACGCGCGGCCAGCAGTTGGCTGCGCACGCGTTCGGGCGTGGCGCGCGCTTCGAGGAAGCCTGCGATCAGGTCGGTGCGACCGGCCAGCGTGCACAGCTGCGCGATCTCCACGGCGTCGGTATGGCTGGCGACGGAGGCTGCCGGCGGCGAAGCAACAACCGGTGGTTGGGCGGTGGTGCCGATCGCGTCCGCAGCCGGCACGCTGACAGCAGCGGGATCAGGTTGAGTGTTCATGGAACAGTCCATCTGGAGGTTGAGAGAGGGAGTGCGCGCGGATGCGACCGGCGCGGGAACAGAAAGGGATGCGGTGAGCTGGGCGAGCGCGTCGTCGAACGTGCCGACGGCATCCGCCAGCCCGGCAGCGACAGCGTCCTGCCCGAAGAAAAGCCCAGCCTCGGTGGCCGTCACTGCCTCGGCCGACAGTCCGCGATAGCTGCCCACGGTCGCGACGAACAGCCTGTAGATGCGGCTCACCTCGGCTTGCAGCTGCGCCTGCGCTTCGTCGGTGATCGGCTCGTGTGGGTTGAGGTCGTTCTTGCGGGCGCCGGCAAACACCGCCGTGTAGCGAACGCCGTCCTTTGCGTCCTTGACGGACTGGTCGACGTGCATGGCGATGACACCAATCGAGCCAACCCCGCCGGTGCGCGAGACAAAGACCCGCGACGCGGCGCAGGCCAGCGCATAGGCGGCCGAGAACGCCATGTCGTTGGCCGCCGCCCAGACGGGCTTGATGGCGGCGGCGACGCGAATGCGGTCAGCGAGATCAAACACCCCACCGGACTCGCCGCCTGGGCTGTCGACGTCGAGCAGGATGGCGGCGATGCCGGGGTCGGCCAGGGCCGCGTCCAGCTGTTCACCGATCGCGGTGTAGCTGGCCAGCCCTGACTCGGCCTCCAGGCCCACGGTACGCCGCACCAGCGTGCCGTGGATCGGGATCACGGCGATCTGGGCATGGCCACGGACCGGATTCCGTTCGGGCGGCGTGTAGTCGCCCGGTGGCGCCAGGCCGGCCAGGCCCACGCGCGGGCCGAGCACCGACAGGATCACGTCAAGTTTGGGGCGATCAATCGCCAGCGGCACGCCAAAGAGGCGTGTCGCCAGATGAGGCAACAGGGTCATGGAAATCCTTCAGGCGGCGACGGGCTCGCCTGCGTTGGCATCCGCGCGGGACACGGCAGGAGCGCCATCCTTGGCGGTGTGGCGCGGGTCGGAATCGAAAACGAGGCCGAGCTCGTCGGCACGGGCGTTGTCGGCGGCGATCTCGCGGTCGATGTCCTCGGCGTCATAGCCGAAGGTCGAGATGGCTTCGGAGCGGCTCATCAGGCCGGCACGGATGGCCAGCAGCATCGCCTTGAACTCCTTCTCGGGGTCGACCCACTGCCAGCCCTGCGGGATCCACTTCACCTGCAGGTATTGGCGACGGCGAGCCGCCCCGCCACGCGCGAAGCCGGGGGCGACCAACGCGCCGGAGAGCACCGCCTGTTTCATCCAGGCAGCCCACACCGGGCGGCACATCTGGTGCACCAGCACGCTGTGCTGCACCATCTCGCAACGGCGGCGGAATTCCAGCAGCCCCGCGCGGATGGACGAGTAGTTGACACCGGTCAGGTCGCCAGTCAGTTGCTCGTAGGTGATGCCAAGCGCTGCGGCCACCGCGCGGAACTGCGTGCGCAGGAACTCGCCATAGGAGCCGCCGACATCGGCCGGATCGGAGAACTTGATGTCTTCGCCCGGCTCCAGAATCTGCAGCGTCCCCGGCTCGAGCCCCACCAGCGAGATCCCAGCCTCGTCCGGCAAACCCTCGCCCATCAGGTTGTCCTCGGGGCTCTGGCGCGTGACGAAGCCGGCGAACATCGCCGCGGTCTTCTTGCGCACGAGCTCCGCGTCGTCGTACTGGTCGAGCTCGTTGAGCTTGACCAGCGCACGCGACAGCCACGGCTCGCCCCGGATCTGGCCCGGGCGCAGCACGCGGTACAGGTGGATGATCTCGCTCGCGTCGACCCGCACCGTATCGAGCCCGCCCTGCCCCGACATCGGCGCCAACCGGCCATCGTCCGGATGCGAGCGGTACAGGTGGTAGGCCACACGCCGCCCCAGCCCGTCGAACTCGATGCCAGAGCGCACCGCATTCCCGGACGGCAGATCGACGTTCAGGGTCATCGGCAGATGCTCGGCCTCCAGCAGTTGAAGCTGCAGCGGCACGGTCAGGCCGTCCTCGGGGCGTCGCGGGCGCAGGCGGATCAGGCACTCGCCACCTTCAAGCATGGCGCGGCAGGCCAGCGCCTGCAGGCCGTAGAAGTCAGTCTGGCCGGCGGCGTCGGCTTCTGCCGTCCAGTCCCGCCACAACGCCTGCACGTCGGCCTTGAAGGCATCGTCGGTGGACAGGCTCTGCGGCTTGATGCCGGTGCCGACCGCGTTGGCGACAAACGCCTCGATGCCGGCCTGCGCCCAGGCGTTGCGCCGGACCAGATCCCGGCTCTTGATGCGCAGGTCTTCGCCACTGGCGAGCAGCGCCGCCACGGCGCCCGGATTGCCGGGCCGCCAGGCGAGCGACCGCCTACCCCGGCCGGCGGCCTCGTGGACCGGCGCCTGGCCGAACAGGCTGCGGATCCTGCCGAACCAGCCGACCTGGGTTGGTGATCCCTTTTGGGCCATCAGAACCCTTTGCCGGTCGTGACGCGGATCTGGCGCGGGGCGCCCGGCCACAGGCCGGTTTCGGCGGCCTGCTCGAACAGGCCGCGCCGGACCTCGCGGATCGCGACCTTGAGCTCATCGACCGTGCGGTACTCGACCGTCTTGTCTTGGAAGGTGACCCGACGCTCGCCACGGGCGAGCGCGGCCTCCAGCGCTAGGAGTTGCGCTTCGGTATATGCCATTCAGCGGTAAACCATCAGGTTGAATTCAGACGTGTCCGATAGCGTCCCGGCGGCGGTCGTGCAGATGACCTCCACAAACGCGGCCGTCTTGGCCTCGGCGCGCACGCGGGCGGCGGCGGCCTTCATGGACGACTGGCGGCCCGCGTTGCGGGCAAAGGCCACCCAGCAGTAGTTGTCGTCGGGCATCGGTTCGGCGAAGACCACGCGGTACCGGCCTGTGGCCAGGTGCGCGACGCTCTGGACGTTGAATGCCGACCGGATCACCGCCTGGTTGCCTTCCGTGCCGAAGCAGACCCAGGCGCGGGCCAGACCCGGGTGATCCGCAGTGATGCGGGCGCGGACCTCCTGGGCAATCGCAGCGGCAAGCTCGGCGATGTTCCCGGTCAGCGACATGGACGCCGGATCAGGCGCCGGTCAGAGCCGCCTCGAAGACCGGCACGAAGTCGGTCTCGGGGTCGCCGATGGCGCTGGCGGCGACCGCACCGATGTTCTGGCGGGCCTGGGTCTGCTCGTCGGCGGTCAGCGCCTGCGCGGCGTCGAAGCGCACACGGCGGTCCACGGCGGCCAGCAGCGCGGCGATGCCGCTCTGGTCCTTGAGGATCGCCTCCTGCAGTTCCTTGAGGGTGTCGAAAGCCGCGTCGGCGCCGCCCAGCAGGTCGGCCTTGAGCGCGTCGAGCAGGCCGGTGATCTTGGTCGCCGAGAACGTGGTCGTGGTGCCCGCCGCGTTGGCGTCATCGATCAGCGCGGCGCTGGCGATCTTGTCGAACTGCGCGCGCAGCTCGTTGATCGCCGAGACCAGACTGGTCTTGTCGGTGGTCGACAGCCGGGCCAGCGTGCCGACCTGGTCGTGGATGGTCTTGAACTCCGACGCCAGACGCAGGACGAGGGATTCGATGCGAGTCTGCAAACTCATGGGGGATGAACTCCGGGTATCAGGATGAGGAGCAACGGGGTGCTCAGGACGACAGCCAGCGGCTCTTGATCACGCGCCGGCCGGCTTGGCGGACCCCAGGACGGGGCCCAGAAACGGCGATGCCACCGCGAGGGGTGGCATCTGTGGGCGAACTCAATTCGATTGGGGACGGTGTGTCCGGCGGCGGCGCCAGACCCAGTTGCCGCTCCAACTCGCGCCAGTGACGCTCCTCGAAGCGGTCGAGCCCGGCGGCGCTCGCAGCCGCGCGCGCGTAGACGTAGCAGTCCAGTGCCTCATTGCGCTCGCGCATCTTCTGCCACGCGCGAATCGGGAAACCGCTCCGGTCACGGCGGGTGATCAGCTGCTCGGCGCACAGCTGCTGCAGGAACTCCGCATCGATCTTGGGCAGGTGCACAAACCCGGTCGGGAACGCGATGGTCGCGCCATCTTTTGCCACGTCGGCGGCTTTGCGCAGGTTGTTGTAGAACTCCAGCTTGGCGATGCCGACCGCCACCGTGAACACCTTGATGCCGCGGCGCAACTTCTTGCCGTTGCGCGTGACATCGACCGCCGTCGGCGTGCCGATCAGCGCGGCGCCGCGCGCTGTGCCCTTGACCGCCATCACACGAGCGTCGCCGCAAGCGCGTACAAAGGCATAGGCTTCCTGCGTGGCGAAGCCGGTATCGAGCGCGAGGCGCGCGAGCGGCATCGTTGCGCCACTGGCGTGCGTCCACTGCTCCTCGACCAGCTCGGCGAGCCGCTTCCACACCGCGTCGCGGGCGGTGTCGCCCATCAGCACGCGATGCTCCACCAGCCACGCTTCCTTGCCGCGCCCGAAGGCCCAGACCGACACCTCGATGCGATCCTTCTGCACGTCGGCGCCAGCCGAGAGCAACAGGCCGCCCGCCGGCACGGTGCCGATGGGATAGTCCTCGCGACGCTCCAGCAGGCGCTGCCAGTCCGGTGCCTCGCCCTCCTCGACCCAGGTCTCGCCCAGTTCGGTGTTGCGGAAGGTCTTGATCGCCGCCGCCGACCCGCTCTCCTTGCTTACCGCGCTCTCCCAGGCCGCAGCGATCTCGCGCCAGCTGCGCCAGCCCACCGGGCTGTACAGCGAGGACAAGTGGAACCCGGCTGTGCGGCCGCCCGTTTCCACCATCGCCCGCCATTCGCCCTGCGCCAGCATCCACGCCTTGTGGTGCTCATGGATGGGCTCGAAACAGGCTTCGCAGATGTACGCGGCCGTCTCAGGCTCACCCTTGGTCCAGCGCAGCTGCTCGAAGCGCAGCCATTGGCGATGGTCGCAGTGCGGGCATGGCACGAAGTAGCGGCGCTGATCGGACGCGTCGTATTCTCGTTCGATGGTGCTGGCACCGGCAATCGTCGGGGTCGACACGATGAAGATCTTGCGGCGCGCGAAGGTTCGCGTACGGGCTTCGGCCAGCGAGATCGCATCGCCTTCGCCCTCGACGTCCAGCGGGTAGCCGTCCACCTCATCGAGGAACAGGTACCGCACCGGCATCGAGCGCAAACCCACGGCGCTGTTGGCGCCCGTCATGACCAGCACGCCACCCCGGAACTCCTTGGCGAGGATGGTGTTGCCTGAGTCGCGCGAGCGCGCCGGTGCAATCCGCTCGGCCAGCACCGCCGACTCCTCGATCAGCGGGTCGATCCGCTGCTTGGAGTTGCGCTTGGCCATCTCCACGGTCGGCCAGACCGCCATCATGGGACCGGGAGCGTGGTGGATCACGTAACCGATCCAGTTCGATCCCATCTCGGTCGCGCCCAGTTGGGCCGCTTTCATGAAGACGACCCGCTCGATGGGCGAGGTCGGCGACAGGCAGTCCATGATCGCGCGCAGGTACGGCGTGCGGCCGGTACGCCAGCGCCCGGGCTCGGCCGACGCCTTGCTCGACAGCATGCGATGGCGGTCTGACCACTCGGAGACGGTGAGCAGCGGATCCGGCGTCAATCCTTCACGCCAGGCGCGCTCGAGCTCGGCGGCGCCTTCGTAATCCGCGTCCAGCATCAATCCACGCGCGGGCGCAGCTCGCCCAGCTCCTGCAAGTGCTCACGCACGGCCGCTTCCAGCGCAACGTGCATCGTGTGCGGATCGACGGCCAGCGACGCGGCCATCTGCGCGGAGACCCGCGCCGGCCAGTTCAGCCACGCATCGCGCTCGGCACGCGCCAGCTTGAAGACGTGCGCGATGGCCTGCGAGCGGTCCACCAGTTCGCCCTTGAGGCGGGCCAGGCGCACCTTGTTGGTCTGCGCCTTGACCACCTCGTTGACGGTGCGGGCCTGCAGCAGCGACGTGCCGCCTGTGGGCGACGATGCCGGGCCGTCCTGGGTCTGGCCGCCCTCCTGCGGCACGGCGGCCCTGACGGGCCGTGTGCGCGTGCCGGTGCGTGGCGCTTCGGTGTTGCGTGCCCATTCGGCGTCGGCGCGGTCCGTATCAATGGTGCCGTCCGCCTCCGGCGTGATGCGGCCGGCCGCGATTGCCTTGCGCACGGCGGCGTCCGACACACCGCGGTAGCGCGCGTAGGCGCGAATCGAAATTCCCATCTGAATCTTGCTGGTTCTTTTGCGGATAGTGCTTGGCTTCTGTGCCAAACAGCGCGTTCATCACGTCTAACGATCCACCACTCGCAAGGACACATGATGAATTTGCCGCCCCCTGAATCCCTGGCCATCAGGCTGGCCCACGCGGCGCAGACGATCCTGGCGCGCACCTGCCGCCAAGAGCTGGCGACCGCCAGCAAAGAAGCACTCGACGCCGCCTATGCCGCGATGCGCGCGTGCACCGAATCGGTCGTCGATCAGTTGGTGAACGACATGCAGACCGCGCCCTGTTGCGCTGACGCTGCCTTCCTCGCAGCCGTGGTGGATTTGGCGGAAGCGGGGATCACATCGTTGCGCGGTCCTCGCTGAATACGGTGGAGCCAAGCAGATCGCGCTTGGCTTCTCCGCCGAACAGCGCGTTCATCACAACACGTTCAAACCACCTCGAAGGAACAAACATGACGACGCAACAACTGACCCCGGCACAGCACGCCATCCTCGCCTACGCCATCCAGCACACCAGCGGCAAGATCGAATGGTTCCCCGACAACATCAAAGGCGGGGCGCGCAAGAAGGTGCTCGAAGGCTTGATCAAACGGGACCTGATTGCCACCGCCGGCGACGATTGGCTGGTTGCAGCCGAAGGCTACAACGCACTGGGGCTCAAAGCACCGCAGCCCGAAGAACCCGCTCCAGAGGCCGAGCCGGCGCGCAAGACACCGCGCACGCGCGAGAACAGCAAGCAGGCCCAGGTAATCGCGATGCTGCGCCACCCGGAAGGGGCAACGATCACCGAAATCTGCACGGCCACCGGCTGGCAAGCCCACACCGTGCGCGGCGCGTTTGCCGGCACCTTCAAGAAGCGGCTCGGGCTGACGATCGTCTCCGAGAAATCGGTCGGCAGCGAACGCGTCTACCGGATCGTAACCGAAGACGGCGACCAATCGGCCTGACGGCGTACGGGGCCGACTGCGATTGCGGCGGCCCCGCATAAAGCTGGGGACAGCGCTTGGCTTGTGGCCGGAACAGCGCGTTCATGTCGTTGTCGTGATTGACGACGCCAACTTCAAAGAGCACACCATGAGCAACACCATCAAACGCCACCCCTGCACTGTGGTCATCGGCGACAACATCATCCAAGCCGAAAAGCTTCGTAAGAGCCTGCCCTTTGCCCGCAAGCCGGCCGATCTGAGCCAGGTGCGCGGCCAGGAATACGTCGAGGTCTACGTCACCGAGACCAAGGAACTCACCACATCTGAATTCGACGATTTCGCGAGCAGCCTGCTGGTGTCCCGCGACTGGCTGCGCGGCAAGGGCGGCGGCAGGCTCGGCAGCTACTTCTGCATCGAGGTCACCGCACCCGGCCGCCCCACCCTGTATGTCAATCCGGAGGGTAGCGACTACGCGCGGTACGTGGCCCGCGCCGACTGATCACAACAAACTGGGAGAGAAGCCAGGAACAGCTTGGCTTCTACTTCGAACAGCGCGTTCATACAGGTGTCGCAACGACATCAACCAAGGACACCAACATGGACATCACCACCGCCAACTACAACGCCTTCGTCGTCGAGCTCACCGCCCTCACGCGCAAATACGGCGTCGCGATCCGCTCGTTCGGCGGCGTCTGCATCGCCGATGAGCCCGGCGACTTCCGCAACATCGTCTACGTCGCCGATATCACCAGCGGGGACCTTTACCCCAAAGACCCTGAAATCTGATCTTCCTGCTGCATTGCGGTGCCGCCCTCCTGGGCGGTTTCCGCGCTGGCGCGAAGCAGCGTCGCGTTCGCGATAGGTACCACGCTGCGAGTGCGTCCCCGCGCCACACAGCATGCGGGGCACTGTGCCGGCACGCTGCGGAGTGTTTGCTCTCCAGTCTTGGCTTTCGGCTCGCACAGCGCGTTACTGGTGCCATCACAACGACGCCCAAGAAGGAGCACACCATGACCACCACCGACCAGATACCCACCACCCGTAACGAAGGCTGGGGCTTCTACGGCACGATGAAGGGGCGCGCCGACGAAGCCTGGCCGCTGGCAATGACAACCGTCTCCAAAGCCACAGGCTCGTCGCTAGAGACGACACGCCTCTTTCTCGACAGTTCGTTTGGGCGGCATTTTGCGGATGAGGTCCTGAATGCCCTCCACGCCGGCCAGATGCTTGCCGCCGCCATCGACGCCACGGCGGCCGCGTGGATGCAGCGCAAGACGAACGGTGGGCTCAGCGAAATCTACGGCATCCCGCGCGACCTGCCCCACCTGACGGCCTTTGTGGCCGCCAGCGAAATCGCCGACGAACTTTCGGCGTAAGTCCCCAACGGAATGCCGCCCGCGTTGCGGGTGGCGCTTGGCTTTGTCTGCTGCCAGCGCGTTACTACCGTCATCGCAACGGTCAACGCCAAGGAGCACACAATGCGCAACCTCAACCTTCCCCATACCCACGCATCCGAGCGCGAGCGGGCGCTGCGCTGGTTGATCCAGAACCGCCGCCCGGACCTCTCCATCGAGCATGCCATCCGCCTGCTGAGCATGGTGTTGCCCCGCGATCGCCAGAGCCTGCTGCTGCTCAAACGCATTGCGGAGGAGCAGACAGCGGAACCGGCAGCCAAGACGCTGCTCAACTGGCGCACACCTCTCGGTCTGCCGCCTCGCGGATAGCCTGCTCCCCGGTGTATTCCTCCCAGCGCCTGACGATCACGTCGGCGTATTTGGGATCCAGTTCGATCAGGCGCGCAACGCGCGCCGCCTTTTCCGCCGCAATCAGCGTCGTACCCGAACCACCGAACGCGTCGAGCACCACGTCGCCCGGCCGACTCGAATTGCGAATCGCCCGCTCCACCAGTTCCACCGGCTTCATCGTCGGGTGCAGGTCGTTCCGGGCCGGCTTCTTGATCTGCCAAACGTCCCCCTGGTCGCGGTCGCCGCACCAATGCCGCTGCGCGCCCTCGGCCCAGCCGTACAGGATCGGCTCGTATTGCCGCTGGTAGTCCGCGCGTCCCAGCGTGAAGGTGTTCTTGGCCCAGATGATGAAGGTTGACCAGCGCCCGCCCGCCTCGCGGAATGCCGCCTGCAGCACGTCCAGTTCGCTGGAGGACATCGCCACATAGATACCGCCGCGGCAGTTGGCAATCGTCGGCGTCAGCGCCGCCAGCAGGAAATCGTAGAAGCCGCTGCCCAAGTTGTCGTTCAGGATGGCCCGGCTCGTGCCGCGCTGCCTGTCCTTGGCCGTATTGGCGTAGTTCACGTTATAGGGTGGGTCCAGAAAAGCCATGTCTGCCGGCTCGCCCTGCAACAGCCTGTCGTAGTTCTCGGCCACGGTCGCGTCCCCGCACAGCAGCCGGTGCCTGCCCAACACCCACACGTCGCCTGGGCGAGAGATCGGATCCTCGGGCACTTCCGGCAGCGCAGACTCCTCCGCCTGGCCATCGCCCTCCTCCCCGTCCATCAGATCAGCGAGCGCGTCCGCATCGAAGCCCGTCAACGACAGGTCGAAGTTCGCCGCGTCGAGCGCGGCCAGCTCGGCGCGCAGCACGGCTTCGTCCCAGCCAGCGTTCTCGGCGATACGGTTGTCCGCGATCACCAGCGCCCGCCGTTGTGTCGGGCTCAGGTGGTCCAGCACCACTACCGGTACCGCCTGCAAACCCAGCTTCATGGCAGCGGCGAGGCGCCCGTGCCCTGCAACGATGACCCCGTCGCCGCCCGCCAGGATCGGATTGGTGAACCCGAACTCCACGATGCTGGCCGCGATCTGCGCGATCTGTTCGTCGGAGTGCGTCCGAGCGTTGGCGACGTAGGGGGCGAGCCGCTGGATCGGCCAGTGCTCGATCTTGCCTGCGAGCCAGGAGGCCGTCATTGCGCCACCTCCTCGCCCGCCAGGCGTTCGGCTGCAACGGCCGCGAAGGTCTGGCCGGTCGACTGCAGCGTCACCGGCGCCTCGGGGTAGTTCTGCTGGAAGCGCTTGATCGCGACGTCCACGTACTCGGGTGCGATCTCGACGCTATGGCACAGGCGGCCGGTGCGCTGGGCGGCCAGCATGGTGGTGCCGCTGCCGCCGAAGGGTTCGAACACGATGTCGCCGGCATCCGAGTACGCCTCGATCACGAACTCCGGCAGCGCGACCGGGAACACCGCCGGGTGGTCGATGTCGCGACCGATCTTGCCCTTGTGCCGCATCACGCGGATCACCGAATCCGGGATCCGGGTGTCCTGAGTAAGTTTGCCCTTGTGCGTCCAGCTACCGCGAATGCCGTCCCGGCCCCGCATCGAGGTTGACGTGCCGTCCGGGCGCAGGTGTTCGTCCTGGCCTGCGAACTTGCACGGCACCGTCTTGTGCGGCCGCCGGGCCTCGCGGTTGAAATGGAAGACGAACTCGAACGACGGCGCCAAGCGCCCCATCCAGTCGCCCGGCATGCCCGGCCCCTGGTCCCAGACGTACCAGCCGAAGCGCCGCCAGCCCTGCGTGCGCATCCACGCGATCCAGGCGTCCCAGTACGGGACGACCTCGCTGTCGCGGTGGACCAACCCGAGGTTGACGAGCACCTGACCGTCGCCCGCCATCGGCACGTTGCCAAAGACGCCGCGCATCAGCACGTCCCAGTCCGCGATACCGCCGGTGGTGTAGTTGCGCTGGTTGGCGTAGGGCGGCGAGGTAAAGCACAGAGCGGCTTGCTGGCCCGCCATCAGGGCTGCGGTCGCGGCGCTGTCGCTCGCATCACCGCAGATCAGGCGGTGCTCGCCCAGGAGCCAGACGTCGCCGGGCCGGGACACCGGCACCGCAGCGGCGTCGGGCACATCGTCCGCTGCATCCTGTTCCTCATCTCCCTCCCCGCTGCCGTCTTCTGCATCGCCCAGGTTGTCGGCCAGCAGTGCATCGATCTCGGCGTCGTTGAATCCGGTCAAGGCCAGGTCATAGCCGGCGTCGGCCAGTTCCGCGAATTCCAGCGCCAGCAGTTCCTCGTCCCAGCCCGCATCGAGTGCGATACGGTTGTCGGCGAGGATCAACGCGCGCTTCTGCGTCGGCGACAGGTGCGCCAGCTCGATCACCGGCACCTCGTCCATGCCGAGCTTGCGCGCGGCGGCCAGACGCCCGTGGCCCGCGATCACGCCGCTCTCGCCGTCGACCAGGACCGGGTTGGTCCAGCCGTACTCCACGATGCTGGCGGCGATCCTCGCCACCTGCTCGTCGCTGTGGGTGCGGGGATTGCGGGCGTAAGGAGTCCGTCCTGAACAATTCGTTTTCCTGTGGTGCCGATTTCATACCGGCAATGCACAAGGGCGGATTCGTCCAAGCAGCGCGGCAAGAATGACGGCGTAAAGAAGCCGCAGCTTCCTCAGGATCATGCGCAGGTTGTGGCCAGCGCCGCAGAGCACCGCATGCATCGCGTCGCCCAGTGACCCTTTGAGCCAGTTCCGGTCGAGCTTGCCGTCGGCCTTCATGTGGCCGATGGCGGGTTCGATGGCACTGCGCCGTCGGATCATCGCGCGCAGGCCACGCGTGATGCCGCGCCGAAGCCCAGGGTGGTAGACCTTCACGCCTTCAACGTCGACGCCCCGGTAACCACGATCAACGATGGCAATCTGCGCTCGCGCGTCACTGAGAATCTCTGCCTGCTCCAGCGCCTCGGCCAGCGTGTGCCCGTCGTACGGATTGCCCGGCATCGAGCGCGCGCCCAGCACCAGCCCTTCCTTGTGTGTGGTCGTGATCGACACCTTCACGCCGAACTCGTACGGCGTTCTGGCCTTGCCCTTGCTGATGCATTCCACCTCCGGCGCATGCAGCGCGTAGAGCTTGTGCTTGTCCTTAGGCTTCTGCGACAGAATCCGCTTGGTGCGGCCAATCAGGTCTTCCAGCGCTGTGCGGCTTTGCGCCGCCACCGCGCCGAGCTGTCGCTCAACGTCGCGCATCACCCGACCCACCCGCGAGCGCAAGGTGCGCAGCGCGCGCTTCATGCGCTTGTACTGCTTGGCGTGTGCGTAGCGGCCAATCTGGCCCGCCAGCCGTGGCGCCTCGCGGTTGTAGTTCTGTCGTAGTTTTAGCCCGTGCTGGGCTGCCGCCTTCACCAGATGCTCGCGACATCGTTCCAGCAAGCGCGAATCGGTCGGATGTGCGATTGCCTTCGGCATCACCGTCGTGTCGACGATCACGCGCTTGATGCTGGCGGCCTTGATCACCCCGGCTCGTTTGGCCACTCCGATCGTCTCGGCCAGCAGCTCTTCCACGCCTGCTTCGCCCAACCGCTTGCGCCAGCGCGTCAGGCTCGACGGGTCGATCGGCGGCTCGGTCTGCAGGTACGTCTCGCCAGTGAATACCTGCCAGTACGGGTTCTCAACCCATTGCCAGACGACTTCCTCATCGGACAGGTCAAACGCGTGCTGCAAATACAGCAAGCCAGCAATCAAGCGTGGCGAGGTGGCCGGGCGGCCGCGCTTGGACACGAAGCTCTCGCTCATCACGGCGCTCAACCGCTCCCAGTCGATCAGATCGGCCAGGCGTACCAGCGGATGCTTCAGGTTGATCTGCTCGCGCAGCGGCTGCCGGAAGAAGTCTCCCTCGCTGACTGGTGCCTTCGGACCCATTCAAACCTCAACGAAATTTGCAGGATGATCGCGCCAATATGCACGCCTCCTGCAATTCCTACAACACCGTTTCGGCTGCAACGCCTTGTACTTCAAGGCTCTGCGGATTGTTCAGGGTCGACTAAGGAATCAGCGCCGCGACCTCGCGGTACTCGACGTTGAGCATGTTCTGTTTCGGGTTCCCAAAAGAAGACGGCCCGCGCGGGAACGGATCCCGGCGCAGGCCGCGTGCAAATGAAAACGCCCGCCGACGGTCGGGCCGTGGGCGGGCGTGGAATGGGGTGGTGCGTACGGGATAGGGGTGCGAACCGCGAACCGTGCGAACCTCGGTGCGCACCCTGACGGTGGGCAGGTCTTGCGCTTGTCCCTCCCGTATTGCGCTTTGGCCAGGAAGGACCCCTTCGCCCCCAGGGGGGCCTCGCGGCCCCGGCGCTCATGTCGTCACGATAGGCGTAAATGTACCGCTTTTCGGGGGAGATGCGACACCCCCCTTTTTGCGTTGGCTTATCAACCGTTGGCGACCCTTCGCAATATTCCGCAGGCGTTGCCAATATTGCGTAATTTCACGCACGGTCGACCTGCTCGCCTCCATTGAGCCGGTCGACCACCGTCTGCATGGCGCACTGCCAGCGCCGCTGCGCCGTCTTGATGCAGCACGCATAGCGCTTGGCGATGTACCGCCATTCGTCGCCTTGCGCGCGCATCCAGACGAGGTGCCGGTGGTCCACGTCCAGCCACCGCACCCACCGCATCGTCTCCAGCATCCGGTCGATGGCCGCGGGACTGGGCGGATAGTAGTGGCGCGGCTGGTCGTCCGCTGCCAGGCGCTCCCATTGCTCGCGCACGATGTGCGGCCAGACTCGGAAGTAGCCCTGCACGCGGACGGGTGGAAGCGTGCGCCCTGTACGAGCCGCCTCCTCGAAACGCGCTGCGACGGAATCAAGTGTCCAGGCGGTCGTGCTACCGGTCATGGCGCTTGCCTCCCTCACCGTAGAGCCGCTCACCGATGCGGCGCACCAGCTCGCGTTCGAGGAAGTCCAGGCGGTCGTCGGATTCGTTCACCACGAGGATGCGCTGGTCCCGCCAGCCTTGCCGTTTGAACGCTTCGAGGTCCGTGACCTCGGGCTGCGTGCGGGCCAGTGCGGATTTGTAGGACGGTGTGGGAATCTTCATGCCACACCTCCTAAGTCTCGGAACATCAACGGCTGCAATGCCCGGCCAAGCTTGCTGTTCTGATGTTGGGCGACATGGGTCGTCGTCATGGTTTCAGTCCTTCGTTTTGTTCGGACCGACGCAGCTGGCGCAGTACATCGAAACGCCCTTGAGGTGCGTGTACGCGCACGTACGCGTAGGAGTTACGACGTAGTACGTCAGCTGCGTCGGTCGGATGTGTCGGCGTGAAGCTCAGTTGTCCGAGTACGGGCTATAGGTCGGCATCGGCGGATGCTTCAGGCTCACACCACGGAAGCCCCGCAAACCCGCTGTGTTGCGCCATTTCTCAACCCCGCGGGTGATCAGCAGATCGGAGAAGCGCCTTTGCGATCCGACGAATTCGCCAGCCGAGTCAGCCCACTGTTTCCAGTCGTTGAACAACTCGGCGGTCAGCGTCTTGGCGTTGATCTCTCGCACACAACGTTCGTCCAGCCAGCGGCCCAGCGCGTCCTCGGCCTCGAAATACTCCTCCGTCGCGTCCAGCACCTGTTGCGGCGGATCGAGCCGGCCCAGCCGCTGCCAGTCGAGACAACCCTGAACCGCCCACGCCAGGATGCCGTCACGTTCTGCCAGCAGCTTCTGCTGCAAGGTCTTGTCACGCCGCGCAGGCGGCACCGTCACCGTGAACGGAATCAAGTGCAGGCGTCGCTTCATCGCCTCGTCGATGTTGCGGATGGCCGGTTTGTGGTTGCCCGCGACGAACAGCTTGAACTGCGGGAAGAACTCGAAGAAGTCTTGCCGCATGAAGCGTGCGGAGATCTTGTCGCCACCGGTGAGGTTCTTGACCTTGGATTCCGCCCAGCGCCGTCCCTGCTCGGTCTCGATGGCCGCCACGAAGCGCGCGCCTCGCAGGCCCGCCATGTCGGTCGGATGCCGGTCGGCGCGCGTTTCCATGAAGGTGTCCATCGCCGCGTTGACCGCGTAGTCGCCCAGGATCGTGGCCAGCGTGTTGACGAACACCGACTTGCCGTTCGCGCCCGTGCCGTACAGGAAGAACAGCGCATGCTCCTGTGTCGACCCGGTCAGCGCGTAACCCGCCATCCGTTGCAGGTAGGCTTGCAGCTCGACGTCGCCGCCCGTGACTTCCGAGAGAAACTGCCGCCAGGTCGGGCAATCGCCCTTAGGCGTCGCCGTGGTCACCTTCGTCATCCGGTCCTCGCGCCGATGCGCTCGCAACTGGCCCGTGCGCAGATCGACCACGCCGCCGGGGGTGTTGAGCGCCCACACGTCCGCATCCCACTCGTCGGCCGTGGCCGCGTGCTTGGGGTCCGAACGGGCGATCTTCTCGACCGAGGCGATGGTCGACGAGCTCGCCAGCTTGGCCTTCTGCCGCGGCGTTTCCGCCTTGAACGAAGCCGCACGGCAGATCCCACGCGACAGGTGGGTGATGTAGAGCAGTTGGTCGGGATTCCAGCGCACGCCGGTCCACACCAGCCACTTGCCCCACAGGGAGCAGTAGCGCCAGTCGTCGCCATAGCGGCGCGTGAAGGCCGTGGCCAGCCCGTCCTCGGTTTCCCAATCCACGCCCTCCAGCACGTCTGCCGACACGCTGTCGTCCACCTCCGGCACCACGGGCACCCGCGCGCCGGCTGCGAGGTAGCCGGCGACGTCGAACCCCTCTTCGATCGCGTCGGCTGCATCCCAGCCCTCCGGCTTGTCGTCCGGCGGCAGCAGGATGGCCACCAACAACGCGCCCGCCTGCAGGATCGCCTGCGACGCCCGGTCGGCATACTCCCAGCCCGGCTTATCCCGGTCGGGCCAGATCAGCACGGCCTTGCCGGCCAGAGGCGACCAGTCGGTCTTCTCCACGGGCGCGTTCGCCCCGTGCATGGCCGTAGTGGCAACGATGCCAGCGTCGATCAGGGCCTGGGCGCATTTCTCACCCTCGACCAACACGACCTGCGTGGCGCTCGCCAGTCCGGGCTGGTTGTACAGCGGGCGTGGATCGGGCGGGGCCATCTTGCGCCGCTTGGCGTCCCACGGCCGGAACTCCTTGCCCCGGCCGGGCGGGTCGTAGCGGTACACCACCCCGATCAGCCTGCCGGCGGCGTCCAGGTAGTCCCACTTGGCGGTCTCGGGGCCGAGGTCGTCCGTCGGCGGCTCCTTCCGCTTGCGCCGCACTGGCTGCGTGCTGGCGAGACCAAGCAGGTCAGCAGCGCGCGCCAGCACCCTCGGGAATTCCGTCTGCACATCGACACCCAGGGTGCCCGCGATCACGGCGAACACATCCCCGCCGTCGCCCGTCGCGCGGTCCGTCCACAAACCAGCCTTCTCGCCGTCGAGCACGATTTCCAGGCTGTCGCCGAGGTTGCCCTGGATGTCGCCGATCACGAACTTGTTGCGTCGCTTCTTGCCGGCCGGAAACAGGATGGCCAGCACCGAGTCCAGCCGGTCGAGCAGCAGGCCCCGGATGCGCTCCCGCTCCCCGTCCGAGGATGCGGGACGAGCGACCTCCCGGCTCTGCGATGGGCTGTCATTGAAGTCGAGCATGGGCGCTCCGTTCTTGCAGTTCTTCAGGAGCCGCCAGGAGGTAGCCGGTCTTGACCGCCACCTCGCGAACGAACGCGGGATTGAGGTCGATCAGCCCAGCCACCTGCGCGAGATCGTCGCCGCGCAGGAAGCGCTCTGCGTCCTCCTGCACGGACCGGTTCTCCCCATAACGGGCGTCGGCGATGGCCTGGCAGAGCACCGCCAAGATCAGGCGCTGCTCGGGCATAAGCCCTGTGACCGGCGCATTGACGTGGCGCTGCAGCAGCCGCTCCACGACTCGCATGGTCACCAGGGGGCGCGGACGCGCGGCTCGACGGGCGCGGCGCGGATCAATGGCGCTGCGGGTTTTAGAGCGGTGATTGCGATGATTGAAATCCAGCATCTCGGTTACCACGGAATGTCATCTTCCAAGTCGGCGAACGCATCCGCCGACAGTCCTACGGAACGCCTCTGGCCCATCGAGGTGGCCTGGGCGCGCGGCGCATCGAGCGCCATTGCCTCCGTGTACGCGGACACGATGGCCCCGATCACCCGCAGGGCTTCCTCTTCGGCGTAGTGGGCCAGCGGCTTATCGAAGCCGATCTCGCCGGCCACCTGCCCGAACGGCCGCAGGCAACGGCGCATCGCAGCACGCTGCTGCGTAGTGGTCTCAGGCATGGGCGCCTCCCTTGTGAGTGGTTCGGACAATGGCGGCTCGGTCTTGCGCCACGCCCCGTACATCGCGTGAAAGGCGTCCTGGCAGCGGCGCGAGCAGAAGGCCCAGTCGGGCGGATGGCGACGCGGATCGCCCACGCGGAAGCGCAGGTCCGAGTGCCGGTAGCCACGTGCTTGTTGGCGACAAACCCAGCATTGCACGGTCCCTCCTCACTGCGCCCACGCCGGGCGCGTGAAACCGGCCGCCTGCCGGGGTTGGGCGGCACGTGCCGGTGCCGACGCGGCAGGCGCATGTGCGCGGCCGACACCGGCATTGGCGGCGTTCGCCAGCGGCGCGTTGCCGGCCATGAGCGCCGCGTAGTCTTTGTGGTTCGGTTCCACCGCCTGCCGGATCACGTTGCGGGCGTCGCCCCGGCTGTCGAGTTCGATGTCGACACGGCCGATGAATTCCATGCCGTGAAGCTCGCCGAAATCGCGGATACGTCGGGAGAGCTGGGCCGACTCGGTGTTGTCGTCCGGATGCACGCCACGCGCAGAGTTCAGCGCTGCGCGCACGAACGCACGCCCCATGTTGGCCCACTCGTCCCCCTTGGGCGAATGCAGACCGATCATCGACCACAGCTTGCGCTTGGCGTACGGCCCTTCGAGGACCACGAATTCGGCGGCGAGATACACGCTACCGGTGTGCTCGGATTCGGTGGCCCAGCCACCCGTCCAGCCGCGGGACGGATCATCAAAGCCGCCCTGACGAATCGTCATGCGGATCTTGAGCAGCGTGCCCTTGGGGATCAGGTCAAAGCCGACTTGCCGGCCGGCGTCATTGAAGTCGTTCCAAAACGTCATGGTCTAGTTCTCGGGATTCAGGAAAAGTTCGGTTGCGTCGTGGCGCCGGCCAGCGGCACAGGCTTGCGCGGCGCTGCGGTCTTGGCGATCAACTTGCCCAGGTGCGGCTCCTCCAGGGCGTCCAGCCGGCCGGAGCGGTCCTTGGCCGGGTAGCCCCAGACGTTGTCGGTATGGGTGACGAACGCGCGGAACGGCTCCGCGGGCGCGGCAGCCGCCTCCCCGTCCACCGGTGCGTCGGGGCGCAGCAGCGCCAGCGTGATCACCTCATCGATGACACCGGGCAACTCCAGCGCGGTCTTGCTGCCCTCGAGCTGGATCGCGAAAAACCGCCGGTTGAACTCGTCAACCTTCTCTTCCAGAATCGCCACGAACACGACGTGCTTGTCGCGCACGTGCTGCAGGTGCGTCAGCGCCGCGATCATCTCGGTACCGAGCAGGCCGTAGGCGCCCCGCGTGTCCGGCTTGCCGGTGCGCTCGGAGAACGCCTGCGGTTGCGTCTTGGCCCAGGCCAGGCACAGCCGGGACAACACGGTGATCGAGTCCACGAAGTACGTGCTGTACTTCCGCAACTGCGCCGGATCGCCATAGCGCTTGCACACCGCGTCGAAATGCGCCTGTGAGTACGGCTGGTCGAGGCTGGCCGCCGGATTGGGGCCGGCCAGGAACACGACCAGGTCGCGGAACTCGGGCCACGAGCGTGGGCGCAGCGTGTCGCCGTACCAGTCCAGCACCGCCAGGTCGCCCGCCTCCAGATCGACAAACAGCGTGCTGTCTTCGGGCAGCGTCTTGAGCTGGCTGGTCTTGCCCGCGCCGGGAATGCCGACGAGGACGATCTTGGCGCAGCGGGGCTCGGCCAGGCGCCGGTCTGCGCTGATGATGGGCAGCGTCATTGCCATGCCTCCCGACCTGCGAGCACGACATCCGACTTCTCCAGCGTGAAGGTGGACTTGCCGGGGCGCACGGTACGAGCCGCCTCGAATTGCTTGCGGAAGACGTCGGACCAGTTCTTGTACTTGTTCTCCGACACCTTGTAGGTGATGGTCATGTACTGCTCGGGGATGTCGCCCGAGGCGGCAATATTGCTCGCCAGTTGCCTCAGCTTGGCCTGATCCCAAACCACGTTGTTCACCAATTCGCACTTCACGGTCTGGCCGTGGTCGTCAATGCGGACCGTGCCGTGGTCGCGGCCGGTTGCCAGAATGGCTTGGCGAGCCAGGTCGGCATAGCGCAGTTCATTGATCTGACCGGCGAATGCACGCACTTCCTTGGTGAACGCGTGCAGCTGCTCGACTTGGGCGATGAACTGACGGTACGTGTCCAGCGGCGCCTCGGCGTAGTGCGCCGGGGGAAGGTGCATGGCGTGTTGGAGTGCGACGAGGTTCATTCTGCGGCTCCTTGCAGGTACTGGGCTGTGGCGGGTTGGCACGTGGCGATGTCACGCTCGGTTTCCTCGGACCGGCTGCTCGAGCTGGCGAAGAGGTTCTCGAGCTCGAAGCGCTCGACATCTTCCTGGCGGTACAGCACGGCGCCGCCGATCTTGAGGAATCGCGGGCCGCAGCCGTCCGAGCGATAGCGTGCGATGGTGGCTGCGGCCTTGCCCCAGCGGAGGGCGAGGTCTCGCGGGGTCAGATGGGGACGCCCGGAGGCGTCGAGGGTCTGTTCAGACGACATGGAATCTTTCGTTCAAGGGTGGATACACACCGGTTGCGAGGGCTTGCGCCAGCGCTGCAACCGATGTCCGTATCGTCTCGAACGGGATTACTCAGACCGTTACTCAGATTCGTCAAAGTCGTTATACAAATCGAATCTGCGCTGTCCAGACGCAAAAAACCCGGTCTGCTCACGGGCAGAACCGGGCTGATGGGGTCGTTAAGGTGTTGGGTAAAAAAGATGGCCGCCAGGAGGGATAAGGGCCAAGTTCGGCCATGAGCGGTCCGTCATGCTCGCGGCAAAGAGCGGCTGGCGGACCCACCCCAATGACACAGGTCGGGCCAGCAGCGGACGAATGCGGCCGTTTGATGCCAAGCACCCAACAGGCGCCGGACAGCGACTCAGAGGTCGCGCCAAGAATACGCAAGCAGGTCGCTATACAGCGATTCGATGAGTTTCTCGATCTCGGTGTCGAACTTCTCGTGATCGAACGTAATTTGCGAGGCCAGTCGGCCGCCTCCCCAATAGTGGAAGACGTCGTGCATGGTTTGAGCGGCGTCCGTGTGGCTGCGCAGCCAATAGAAGCTATCCGCCTCTACATGAATGGGGCCGGGCGAGGCAGTGAATCTCCGCTCGCTATTGCCGTACATACTGGGGTTGGTAAGGTTGCTGCTCCCCACGACGGCCAGCACCGGACGCGTGCTGCTCAGGAAGACGGCGACCTTGGCATGCCAACGAAGTTTGAGGCCACCTGATTCAGGTGGCGCCAGCCGACGGGCATAAGCCTCAAGCCCGCGCTGGGCAAAAGCATCCCTAAGGGCCATCAGTGACGCCTCCTCCTCCTTGTTGTAGGAGCCGAACAGGAAGACTTTCTTGCCGTCCATCTGCTCGCCAATTGCGAAGTCGGGTGCGGAGCCGTCCAGCCGGCCAGTGAAATCGGAAAAAAAGCCGGAAGCGATGTAGGCGCTGTCGATGTTCGGTGAGTTCAGTGCGCGCACCAAAGTGTCGCGATAGTAACTGTCGGAGAAGTGCTTGCGCAGTGTGATGGCGATTGGTATGACGTTTCCCCTCTTACATTCTCGGCTTGCCAGGAGCACTGGACGGGTGGACGCACCGAGCCAATCTTGCGCGAGCCGGCACAACTTGTCCATACACGCCTGTGTTGACCTTGGCGTCACGGACATCCAGGCGCTGCCTCGCTGGTTAATGGTCGACCATTCTATTCCTGACACATGCATGAGCTTTCACAAGAGTGTCTAATGCTCAAGTCTCAGGCATCCATACATTCCCACCGGCCAGTAACTGAGAGGCGGATGTGCATCCTCCCGTCAATATGAGATGTCCCCCCGCTTACGGTCCGGAAACCGGCCGACCTCCAAGACGCCGAAGGACAACGTTGGGTCGGCTACGGCCGCCAGCGCCGGGCGGCCTTCGGCCATTACCCACCATTCGCCGGCGCGTGCGAGTGGTATTCGAGCAGCAACTGCATAGCTAACAGCGAACGGTCGACGGACCGATCCGCGTCAGGCGGCCACCTCAAAGTTTAGACGACTGCACCTGCGTCAGAATTGGTGGAGCCCATGCGAGTGGAGGAGAACACGAAGAATTGAACAGCTAACGCCCATGGCAACGCTTGTATTTTGCTCCACTCCCGCATGGACATGGTTCATTGCGACCGATTTTTCTCAATGCGCGCGCTTGAGTAAGGCGTTTTTCCTGCAAGACTAGGCTGGCTTTCCTGATTTCTTCGGACTCAGCAACGCTGAGTTCGTCGATTCTCACGTGCGTTAAGTGTGCGCCTGTAAGGACACCATTTTCGGTGTATTCAAGCTCAATAAGGCCGCGACTCGATTCATTGCTCGCTGCCATCATTACCGCTTGTGTATGCTGTATAGCTATTCCCGCGTGACGCGGTGCGTAGGGAGACCAGACGTACAAGGTCATTGCCATTCCGCCATAAATGGAAAGCGGGCGAGCGCGACGAAGCTCCTTGTTGCCGCGCAGTGCCTCGTCGATCGCATGGTCGATCGATTCTCGAACGTGTCCAGCGGCATTGAGCAAGATGCTTACAAGTTCTGCTCGTCGCGGTTCGTTCGATCCCGCGAGGAACGCGATCACTTCCTCCAACCGGTCAGGCATTGCTTGCTGTGGTCGGGAAGGCGTCTCTCCTATCAACACGGCGCGGAAATACTCGTCAATCGGGCTCGTGTACCCGGTAAATGCCAACCGGCGTAGCTCGCCTGATGTCAACTCGGCAGCATACTGACTATAGTTGTTGTGCGTCAAATAGAGGCCGAGGTGGTCCATCTCGTCATTGAGATCGAGATGTTGGGATTGACTCGCGCGAGTGCGTTGCTCAACGTAATGAAGGAACGTTAGCGGGTTGTCAAATATCTCTGCGTATATTCGAAGATCATCGATAGAGATCGGCCAAACTGGGCTCGGTCCCAAGTCAACCCCGAGAGGCGCGAATCGCTGCGCACGGGCGGCGAGCGAAGTGAAAGCGTCAAGCGTAACCGCGCATACAGTAATTTGGCGAAAGTCGCGATGTCTGATGCGGCCGATTTCGCGCTGTTCCGCGTCTTCGATCGAGACCTCTTCTGCACTTTGGAGATAGTTGACGAAACGACTACCTTGATGAGCCGGCGCCTGGAGCAAATTGCGAAGGGACGCGAGGTGCGCCGGTAGATCGTTGGCAGGCGAGGTATAAGTAAACGCGCCCGCCTTGACCTCAATTACCAAAAGATGATCTTCAAATATTACTAAGCCGTCGGCTTCATACCGTTGCACCCGCCCGCCAGCAGGTGCCCACGAATAGTACACGGGGCGATATATGACCGCCCCCGGAAGCAAACGGGAAAAACAGATGAAGGGGAGTTCCTCCGAGATTGCCTTTTGGCGTTCGTTCCATGTATTGGCGTACTCGGGTTCTCGTGACAGGATCAATCGGCGCAGAACACGATAAAAATTATCGAACAGGCTGAATACATCGAAGCAAAGAACTTGATCATCGATGCGTATGAACGGCCTTTGCATAGTTGGCCAAATCCGCAGCGGTAACCCGCGAAATTCGCCTGGTCCAAAAAACTCTGTGCACTCGCCTGGCGACCAACTTAATGCTGCGAGGAACTCAGGCGGAAGCGTAGTGTTTTTGCCAACGTCGAATAGGTCCAGACCAAAGAGTGCACCCATAACGGAATCGCGCCGGGCGGCTAGGTCTTCGTCCTCGAACATCTTGTCTCTGAGCGCCGCCATGTCGAGATCCGGGTGTTCTCTGTATAGCGTTTCCAGTCTACCCAGCACGTCTTCCCGGAACTGCTGGAAGGCGGATGCAGCCTCGGTCAGGCCCAGCGTTAGTTTTGACAGAATTTTGTCGAGTTCGCCTACGAGAGGCTCGGCATCAATTCTGAACAGCCTTACCAGTACATCGGAGTGCGGCCGAATGACATCAAGCAATGCCTGCCGTTCATGCACTTGATAACGCTTACCTCGAATGTTCATCCAGAGCAATTCCGCTCGCATCCTGAACTCTTCGAGTTCCATATCGAGACCGGGGTCATCCACTTTGCGGCGCGCGGTCAAACAAATCTGATATTCGGAGGTCAACCGCTGGAACAGCATACCAACGTCAGATTTCAGTCGCTTCCAATCGTCTTCGCTAACATCCTCGGCGTATGCCTGCGGTTGCACCGCAACAATGACACTTTGGATATAGTCGATCATCCTCAGTGCATGGAGTAGATTCGACTCAGGCAGCTTCGCGTTTTGGAAGCGCATAACAGCCATGGCGTACTCCCACCAACCTCGCTGAAGCAATTTGTCCGGTGGCAGTCGCGCAACTTGTGCCGCGATAGAGCCCACCAAGGCATCGATTTCTGCGACTACGACTGGAAACCGCTCAGCCAGCTTGGTGTGCACTGAAGCGAGCTGTTCCGCAGTGGCGCGGGACTTGCCAACGACCATGTTGCCGAATCGGGTGAAGTCGATTGGCCCACATGTGAAATGGTCATCCGGTTGTTGGCGCTTAGGCTTATTTCTTCTGCGTTTTCTCAAGCCTTTCCCAGTATTAGCTGACATCACTCTGAACGTTAGTGAAATATTAGCATTGCGATTTCTTGCAATCGTTGGCGGCAGCTTGGTGCATACTACTTCCAGTGGTCGTGGTTTGCCAGCATGCGAAACGGTCGCGAAGGTACCGAGAAAATGGCCGCTGCACCTCGACATCTGCCGTCAGAGCAGCACTGAATTGAATGACGGAAACGGGGCGTTTTGCGCCGCTCACGCCGGCCCGCAAATCGACGAAGAATCCCAACCGGTCCAATGTCGTGGTCCCAGCAATGAGAACAGGGCCGAAGAGGTCATTTGGCCGGCGGTGTGCCCACGTATGGTGTACATTGCTGCACCTACCCCAACCAATCCTGATCGTCGTCGGGAATGATGAGCGCATAGCGTTCATCGTCGCGCAGATAGCGAATGAAGGTCTGGTAGACGACCGGGTTACGGCGGAAGTCCTTGCTCGGCGAGAACAGCTGCGCCTGTGAGCCACAGGCGGTCTTGAGCGCCTCCTTGCCCATCTCGTGATCGAGATCATTGATCAGGGCAAGCAGCATGGCCTGCTGGCGCGGCTCCAGCGGGTATTCGGCCCCCTCGATGAAGGCTCTGCCCAGCGAACGCACGTAGCGCAGGGTAGTCTGCGCCCTCGCTGCCGGTTGAGCCTCGTCAACCCGCTGCACCCCCGGCGCAGCTTGCCGGTCCGCAAAGAACTCGAAGCGACTTTGCCCAATCCGCGCCACGCTACGGAGCGTGCGCACGTCGAAGCCCGCCAATGGTGAGCTGATTGGCAATGGCACATCACTGCTGGTCAATATCACGCAGGAACTGGCGGTGCGCTCAAGTTGGATCTGCTCGCGCAGCCGCGCGCCAACCTCCGGGCGCCCAAGCTGCCGCGCGAAATACCACGTCAGCGGCTTGCCTCGCGTCGGCTCCGTCGTGCCCAACCGCCATACCCGATCGGGCTCGATGACTTTCATGCCGCCGGCGTTCATCCCCAGCCCGCTCAGCACGGCTGCGACGGCCCGCGCCGGCACTGCCTTGTACGTTTCCCGCAGACGACGCGACGCATCAACATCCTCGCATTCCGGGCAAAACAGTGCGATCCGGTCGGCCGACACGTCGCGCACGACCCGTGCGATTTCCGAGCAGCACTCCGGACAGTTGACCCAGTCCAGCGGGTGACCTACCACCAGCAGCCGCTCGCGCAGCAGATGCGTCGCAGCCTCCGCCCCCGCGTCGAACAGGGCCTGGCCGTTGTATTCGGGCTTATCGCGCTCTGACCTGCCCCCAATAAACCGGTCCAC